CAGGGTGTGAACATAGAGAAGATGAAGCGCCCGGTCCCGCCCCCTTACCTTTCTTTGTGGTTTGAGCTGCAACGGTGGCCCGGTCATCTTCTGGCAGAGGGTGGATTGTACGATCAGCCTGACTGGACCTGGGAGATGGTAGACCTGGCCGGTATGGTGTATAGGGAGAAGATGGGCTAATGGCGACGGACATACTGCGGTATCTACGGCAACAAAGACAGAGGATCGTAGACATTACCATCCAGCCCGGCGGCACTAGCACCGTTGTTCACGTCAAGAGTGAGCAACCGCTTGCCGACGACCCTACCCAAACATCAGAGTACGAGCGTATCAAGCGGTTCGAGACTCCCGATCCAGAGGCGCTTATCTCATTCCTCTCCCAAGAGGGCATATCCTACAGAGACGAGCGCCGGTCCAGTGGAGAGGCGAAGTTAAACGCGACGGAGATGAACAGGCTCTACGGCCTGGGCTACAGTGCTACCGATGTCATTCACATGCAGCAGGGAGAGGCGCGGGCCGCTCTGTCAAGTGGCAGGCAAGCACCCGCACAGTTGCCCCCACAGCCCGCATCTCCACAGCGTATCACAGGCCCAAGGCCCATGCCTGTTCAGCAATCGGCACAGTCTAGTGGCGTAGGTTCGGACTACGAGCAGTTTCTAACCTGGGGCCTGAATACTGGGCATACAGCAGAGGAGATCCGCAAGGACTTCCCCTCTCTTCCCGGCGCTACTCTTGCTCAATCAAAGAGGCAACTGGCAGAGTTCTATGCTCCTGGTTGGTTGGGGCATGAAGCTAAAGAACGCAGGGCGGGCCGTTCTGCTATGCCTATGTCTCAATGGGTACGGACACCAGAGTTTCAGCGACAGAAACACTTACTGGGTGCCCACATTGACGACTGGGAGCAGGGCGACTATGGTCCTATCCCGCCAGAGGGACATCTTTATGAGGGCAAGGGGAAACACGCATACCCAGTTGGTGTGCTGGATGCAACGTACCTTGGTAAGACAGAGGGTGGCTATGTCACCACTGCCAAGCCGGGTAGCGAGGCCAAGCGACTCCAACAGCTAGGAAAGCACGAACAACTAATCGTGCAGGGCTTGCCGGTAGTTAGAGATCCGCTGCCCGCCGGGCCTCTTCATGGTGGCACTGTCAGTACACAGACTTACCAGCCGGTAAGAATGGCCGTGGTACTAGGCGGCGAAGTCAGCGCATCAGGTCAGCACTTTATCGAAGAATCCCTTGGGCCAGTCGAGGGCTTGCGTAAAGTCGTCAATGTGTTTGGTGAGGGGGCAGAGCCCGTCAAGGTTGGACAACAGTGGGGAGTGGGCCAGCCCGTACAGCTTGGTCCCGGCCTTGAGCCTATCCAAAGTCCTCACTGGGGGCATAGAGTTCGTGACGTAAGGCCAATCGCGCATCCAGAGAAGGGAGAGGGGGCGCGTGTTGTCCTTGAACGAACGGCTCCTATATCTGAGGTATCGGTCGGTCTGAAAGAGGCATACAAGGGGCAGGCCCTGGCTACTAATCTGGCAGAGACTGTCACTTTTGCCAGTGGCGCAGAACCACCGCAATACATCGCTACACAAAAGGACTGGCTAGGAACAGCCTATACGTTCTTTAAGGGAGAGTTTGGTCAGGCCAGTCCCGAAAGGCAAAGGGAACTTCTCGCAGAGCTTGGGGTGAGTAAGCTGCCAGAAAGCTACAGCGAACTGGCAAGACCAGTATTGGAGCGGTTCAGGGCCAGGGCAGAGCAGATGGTAGACACCATGTACTGGCAGCGCCGAGTACATGAGGCTCAACTGCCTCTTTACCAGGGCGTCATGGTGGGCAATCCCCGAGAGGTAGAGGGGATGCCCTACATGCGGGACATCACGGCGCAGTATCAGGTATTGCGGGGTACGGCGGGTGTGTCCTTTATGTGGGAGCCCCATCCAACGCGGGGAAGACTAAGCTATGGTGAGATGCAGAGCCTACAGGCCATGCAACCCGAGGTAGCAGAGCGTTACAGAAGGGCGGGGGCAGGCAGGCAGCGAGCACACCAGAACGTTATCAACGCTGCTCTGTACTCAACTGGTAAGTATGCCATACCCCAACAGGTATTGCGTGGTTCCGAGTTGGGTGGGCGAATGCTGCCCCTACTTGCAGAAGCGGAGTCAGCGGTGCGCTTGATGACCGGAGCGGGTGTGACCGAGGCTATCCCTCAGCGCATGGTAGCACGACAGTTCATGGAACGGCTTGGGTATGGGATGCCCTACAATGAGTTGTTGCAACAAGCGGCGGGTGGTGCCTCTGTTGCACAGCTTAAAACGCTCATGGCCCAAGGGGAAGAGTTAAGCAAGACCCCCATCATGTTTGAGGGTGGGGGAGAGCAGTTAATCATACCGCCGGGTGAATCCCTGAAATACACGTCAGCAACGGGCGCGGAGCAAGGAGAAGAGGTATCGAAGTACCACACCGCTATCTTCGGATTGGCGCAGCGGGTTATGAGTGGGGAAGAGATACCCAAAGAGCAGATCGTCGCCGCGAGAGATATACAAAGGCAGCTTGCCGAGAGTAAGAAGTGGACACGGCGGGCGATGGGTACTGAGCCAGGTAGAGAATATGTGACAGGAGCGAAGGTTGCAGTTAGCGAGGCCCTTGCCCCAAATGAAGTTCTGAATCCACGTTCTCCCGAGGGCGAGACTGGGCAAGTGGTTCGCTATCCTACGATGGGTAAGGCAAGCTACGATCCTGGGGCGCAAGTCGTGAACATCGGCATGGAAGAGGGCCTTGCCCGCAAGATGAACGTGGAGCGCCTAACTGTTAGCCCGCAGATCCAGCAGGCAAGCCAGGGCGACGCCGACGGTGACATTGACTGGTACTTGAAGACAGGCCAGGCAATCAAGATTGATGGTAAGTACTTCGATGCCAGTGGCAAAGAGTTATCTGCTGGAACCATCAAGGCTCTTTCGCGGCGGGCCGTCGAGCAGGGCGCTGCCAACATCATGGATGAGTATGTAGGCGTAGGAGCACCATCACCCTCTCGACAAGAAGCTATTGAGATGGTCAAGAGGGGTGCTGTTGGTCGTGTTGTTTCAGATGAGGAGATGCTTGCTAAGACAAAGGAACGCGCCGAGAACGTGGGCAACATCGGGCGAGTGTACAACATTCCCCAACGTATGGCGGCAACGGCACCAGACCCGGCAGCGGTAGCATCGGCAGAGAAGCTATTGCAGTTGGCCTATGGTCCCGCACAGCGACCAGGGGCACCACCAGAACAGGTATTAGCAGCACTGGATCTGGCAACCATCACGGCCAAGGGGGGCACACACCGCATGTATGCCAAGCAAGGCGAAGATCCCTATGGTCGTCCCACAACCATAAGGAACCTACCGGGCGTCATGTGGGCTGCTACACAGGTGGCAGCGGGCCTTGTGAGTGTGCCGAAGGGACAGGCCCGAATGACTGCGCCAGAGGCAGCGGCTGGCCTAGCTCCCCTTGGGAAGAGGAAGCAGATTATCTCTGCCCTTGCCCGAGCAAAGAAGGGTGGGTTAAGTGCCGCGCCGATGGTGTTCCGAGAGCTTATCAAGGCTTACGGCGGCAACCCGGCAGATGCAGCGCAGGCATTCGCACAGGAATCCAGTTGGGGAACCTTCTATGGCGGGCAGTGGGCCAAAAGTGTTAAGAAGAGTGCGGAAGAAGCAGGGATAGATGTATGGCAGTCGTTTCAGGAAAAGGGTGTTCCGCGTGAGGTAGCAGAGCATCTTCTTGGTGGGCGAGAGCAACAAGATGCCGCCATTCGCATGATGGCAAAGGGTGGCGACATCGAGGAGTGGGTGGAGTCCGTTCGCGCATCTGGACGCGAACTACCTTGGGACTTGCCCGAGCGACTACAAACCCAACAGGTCTTGTCTCCTGTTTCCGTCGGAAATCGCGGTACTCCTACAAAGGAAGAATATGAAACGGCGCTGGCCTCATTCATCGCTTCGTCCGATGAAGAGGAACCAGCCCTAAAAGACACCATAGATCGTTATCGGCGGGCTCATCCAGGCGGTGGCACATCAGATGTTCCGGGTGCTGGTATGGCACCGCCAACGTCTACGCCGCCCGGTGGACGCAAGCCGCCCTCTCCGCCGGTTACGACAGCAGCACCGCCAGTACCACCCTCTGGTGGACGTGCGCCTAGCCAACAGCCAGTACAGCAAATTCAGAATATCACGCAGCATATCACGCAGGCTACGCAGTTCAAGCGTCCCGTCTTTCGACAGAGGCATTCCGAGGAGCTTGGCCTGTTAATGCAAGAGGCCAATGTCTTTCTTGCGAACCAGAAAGAGATCGTTGGTGGGCGGGGTGCCCTCACTAAGCAACAGGGTGCAGCCATGAGGCGACTGAGCCAAGTCACCAAACGTATGGGCACCTTGCTTAACTACGAGGACAAGTCTAGTTTCTTTGCGCCACAGATGGCAGAGGCCGAGGAAATGCTGATGCAGGGATTGCAGCCAGCATATCAGGCCATGCGGCTGCGTGATACTAGTACTGTATTTGAGGCAGCGATCACCCCATTCCCCGAGGTAGGGCCAGGTGCTATGCAGTGGTTCAATGAGATGGCGACAGAGGAATCATTGCAGACTATCCAGGGGGTGGGACCAAAGACAGCCTACCGAGCCGTGACCAAGAGGAACATGGAAGGTCTGTATGGCAAGCAGATCACCGACGTTCGACAGCTTGAAGCCATGCGGGGTATTGGACCGGCAACGAGCCGCCGTATGGCAGAAGGATTGCCTGGGGCAGCAGGACAGGACATAGGGAACCTTACCCAACAGTTGTCGGAGGGTGTGCGCCTTATGGGTGACGACCTCACCAGGGCACACAAAGCTATCAGGATACTTGCCGATGACCCACAACTACAGGAGTATGCCAAGAGGTTTGCTCCTGCACTCAAGGGGATAGTGGAGGCACTAGAGCCAACCGCACAAGAGGCACGAACCTGGGCGCGGGGAGTGTTACGTGGGCATAGGGGAACGCTTGAGGGACTAGAGGCAGCAGGGAAAGCGGGGCCGTTGGACAAGCCCCAACAGCAGCAGCTTGCGGCACTCACGAAGATTGCGGGGATGGCTCAACCCGCGATGGCAATGGGAGAAGGTGGTGGCATCCTGGGGCGCTTGGGTGCCATAGATACACAACAAGCGAGAACAGAGCTTGAGTTGCAAGCAGCGGGAGGGGCGGCTACTGGTGGCCGGGGCCGTGCTGCCAGGGGCCTGATGGGTGACTTCCTATCAGAGTTCTCCATCGGTGGCGCTGCTATCAGGATGGCTGTTGTTAGCCGCTACACCAAGGGAGTGGTAGGGGGTTGGGAACAGGCGGCAGAGCCCTACGAGATGGCCGGGATGCAGTTCGGCCTTGCCTATGGTCAGTCCTATGAGGACGTGATGCAGGGCAGCATGGGGCAGATGATGCAGTACCAGGCCGCGCAACGCTCTTTCCAGATGGGGCTTGGTACATCTGCCCTGCAGCAGAGGGCAGGATTCCTGGGGATGATGGGGGTTGAGCCTACATTCCAGATGGGGCAGGCGCTTGGTGGCGTAGGTGGTCCCTTGCTCTCAGGGCTTGGTGCTGGACTAACTACGGGTATCGCCGCGACAACGGCGGGTAGTCTTCTAACGGCAGGTGGCGTGGGCTTTGGAGCAACGGTAACGGCAGCAGCGGCCCCCCTGGCTCTTGGTGTGGGTGGACTGGTGGCAACAGGCGCTATGGCCGGGCAGTCCTATGCAGCCAGCGACTTACCCTCTCTACAAAGGGAGTACGCAGAGATTCAGGCAGGCGAGAGGGAGAAGCCGTCTCTGTGGTCCAGGGTTGGCTATGGGTTCAGGCAGTTGTTCAGCGAGGGTGGTGTAGAGGCTCTTATCACCGGGGATCAGGAGAAGGGGGGCTACGGTAAAGAGGTCCAGGCAGGGCTTGCAGCCTACAAGCAGTCGGCACAATTCCAGATCGACACGGCATCTATCACCCTAGAGAACCTGGACAAGCTGAACCTTGACCCGGCACAGGCCAGAGAGCTAGGGGTGCTCTTGTCTCTTGGTGGCTATACACCGGAGCAGATCAGCGGCGGGCAAGCGCAGCAAGCTATCAACCGTCTTGCACCTATGGCCCAACTGGGACAGGCGGGGGCCTATACCAGTTCGATTGAGAGGTTTGCGGGCTATCTAGGTATCGCACCAGGGAAGGGTATCCAGCCATTCCTTACAGAGTTGCCTACACAGGCACAGCCAGCAGAGCAGGCGCAGTGGATGATGGCTGCACAGTTGCTAGGTAGCGCGGGTGGGCAAGCGGGTATCACGCCGGGGCTTGGCATGGTCGAGCAGTATGCGGATTGGCTAGGCTCGGGAGTCTCTACCACACAGCTCAACCTTGCTGCCAGGGAACGGATGGGCCTTGGCGGGATCGGGCAGACCTTGGGTGTACCGGCTGGATTCTCTTCTGCCTTTGCCAAGATGTTGGAGCCGTCAACGGCAGGCTTTAGCGCCAGGCCCGCAACGCCGGGTGACGTGGGGGGCTTGCCTGGTATGCCGGTCTATGACCAGCCCGTTTATGGTTCTGCACAGCTATCCGCAGAGCAGTACATGAAGATGCAGAGCCTTACCCAGTTTGGCATGAGCCAGCAAGGGTACAACATGATGGCCGGTGGATACGGCCTTGGCTCTGGCCTCTCTGCGCTGTTCAATGCCTACGAAGAGGGACCAGGGGCACCTACTGGCCCGGCACTCATGGACCAGTACGGCTACTCTTATGGGCAGATGGAACGCAGGGCTCTGAACAGGCAGCAGCTTGGCCTATCCCGACGGCAGACACAAGCATCCTGGGAATACCAGCAGACACAAAACCAGTTTCAGATGGGCACCGGGGAGTGGGGCGGTCAATCCTCTGTTGGATGGGGCTTTGGCATGACAGGCCAGATCCAGATCCAACAAGACCTGATGGAGTTCACCAAGGCCATTAGGGCTATCACCCATCAGATGACCGACCTACAGCGCCAGCAGACTATGAAGGGTATCGAGTTCCAAGAGCGCGGGCTTGAGCTGTCTACCCGGCAGAGCCTTGAGAACCTGGGTATGTCCCGGCGTACCTGGCAGGAAGGCATACAGTTTCAGCGCGTTCAGATGGGTGTCCAGTTCGGCCAGATGGAGACTCAGCAGGGCTGGCAGATGCAGGATATGGCCTACAACCGCCAGATGGCCGGGTTCCAGCACGAGTACCAGCAAGACGAGCTGGAGCGTTCTATCAGGCTATCCACTGGCAGGGAGAAGCAGGGCCTACTCCGCCGCAGGGAGTACCAGGAAGAGATGTACTCTCGCACCGAGGACAGGCGGGGCGTAGAAGAGGAACGCGCCAAGCAAGTCATGGAGTGGGAGCGCCAGAAGTTTAGCTTGCAGAAAGAGCATTTCGAGCGCACTACTCAGCTACAAGAGATGCAGTTTAGGATGCAGGAGCGCCACATTCTGGAGCGGTATGCTCTGGAGAAGGAGCAGATCGAGCAGAGGAAGAAAGACTACACTGCTATATGGGCGCTTGAGGATGAGAGGCGCAAGCTGCAAGAGGCATGGGAAGATAGGCAGCAGCAGTACCAGTTGGAAGAGTTGCAGAGGCAGAAGAAGTACTACGAAGAAGTGGTATTCCCCTACCAGCAGAAGCAGCACGACTTTCAGCTTGAGGGCCTGGCCCTGCAAGAGAAGGGCATGAAGCTGCAAGAGGGTATCGAGGATGCACACGCCAAGTACATGGCGTGGCAGATCAAGCAGTACTCAGCGGGTGGCGATCTCTATGACCGAGTGATGGCATTCATTGACGAGATACTAGCCAAGTTGGGGAGTGGGCCAACGGCGGCAGATGAGCAGACCTGGAGCGAGACACCGCCCGAGATACCTGGGTACAATGCTCCGTATCCCAACAAGCAAGCATCGAGCAACGACCTTGCTGCTGCCCTTTTTGCAGGATTGCAGGGTGCCTCTATGAAACTGGTGCTGGACGATGGCAAAACCTTTGATGCACACATTGAGACGGTGCAGGAGAGTGCCGATTTCCGACGGAAACAGGCGGGTAGTTGGGGGGTGCCCTGGAAATGAGCGACAAGTTTGCACGAGCGTATCTACTCTTGACCTGGGCCAGTGACGCCAACAAGTATGCCTTTGTGACGCTGCTTGAGGGCTACGAGGGCGGGCGTCTATCCTACATCAAGGACATCTCGCGTAACCCGGCTGGCACTCTGCTTGTGGTGAGGGCACCGGCCAACAAGAGGGAGTTTGCCGGACGCATCTGGCTCGACCACGACGCCAGTGGAACCATAGTCTACAACGAAGTGACGTACACCTATGGCACAGACGCTCACCTAAAGAGTGCGATGGAGTCTACAGACCTCAAGGCCAAGTCCTTTGAAGACTCTGCTTTCTGGAATGCGGAAAACGTGAGCGACTGGGATCCGCGAGTAGAGTATGACCCGGTAGGCAACAACCGTGTCCAGGTGTTGAGGCTGTTGGAAAAGTGAAAACCACTACGCCAGCGGTTAGAACTGCATATCTTTCTGGACAAGTAACGCCAACTCTATCCGCGACGTTGCGCCAGTTGCGCTTGCAGTTTTCCGACGGAAATGGAGAGCCGCTGCCCCTGGTGTACAACACCTACGATGTGATTGATGCTGATACCTATGCCAGCGATGACAAAGAGGGGCGGTACGTTTGGGGGGATAGCTGCGTCAACGGGGCATGGAAGCTGAGACTCCTGAACACCGCTGTGTGGGGAGACGCGGCAGACTACTTTGCGAGTATCACGAACGATGGGGCCGACGCTGCTGATTGGGCCTATGCCGATATAACGAACAGCGAGACAACCCCCGATGACTATTGCAGAGTAGGGGTGTTCAGTGCTGGTGGCACCACGACCAGGGCTTTCTATGTCTGGTACTCGAACAACAATGCCGTCTACCGCGAAACACTGTCATATAATACCGGCACCGGAGCGTGGGGCTGGAGCAACAAGACAGGCAGCGGGGCGAACATCAGTGCTTATGGCTTTGATGCTGTTGCCATCCATCCCGTAACTGTTAGTGAAGCCTTCGTTGTTGGCTTTAAGACACATTATCTATGGGTGAAATACATATACTGGAATGGCGCTGAGTGGCTAACTACCTCGACAAAGGTGGCGTGGGACTTTGAGGACTTGGAAGCCCAAGACGCTCTATTCTCCGATGCAGCAAAGGTAGGCAGCACCTATATTCTGGTGCTGAACCTTGCCAAGCATGGCTCTGCACACTCGATGACCTACAACCCCGCAATGGATAGCTACTCGCAGCCATACTTGATGCTAGGTGGTGGTCCTGACGATGCAACCTATAGGGTATTGCCCACCGGCCTGACGACCATCAATAGCCGTGTCTGGTGTGTGACCTATCGGGCGCTTGAAGGCTCTGACGGTGTGCCCTATGCTTACCATGTTGGTCTATCCTCTACGGCAGATGGGCGATACTGGCGGGATGAGGGCTTTGTGGGCTCTCACTACTGCACCGGGAATCTCTTGTACGTAGCAGATGAGGCTTACTGCTACGTTGCTGGCAATGCTCTTGTCTACCGTGGGGCAGCGTCATATAAACTTGGCTACGACAATGCTGCTCTCAAGAAGACGATCACAGAGGCAGATGCCTGGCGCATCACGGCACCGGGGGCAGGCAGCGCAACAACGGTAGAGTCATCACTGCTAAACGTGGGGGATGCTCTCTCTACAAGTACATTACTACGAGCTGACAACGAGCTTACGGTTCAGCTAGGGATCTCGGGGGGAGACAGTGATACCATCTTTACCGGGTATCTCGGCCAGAAGCAGCGAGAGGAATCCTACCAGGCTGACCGCTACCGTATCTCTGCGCGTGGCCCTCTTTATTGGCTCACCGGGGATGGTGCATATCAGCCGCCCGCTGGCAAGCTGTACGAGTCGCCCACTGCCTGGTACACCAACTTCAACAGCGACACCGGGGAGCAGCGGTATTCTATCGCTCAAGTGCAGGGTACATGGACGTGTACCAAGCCTGCTGACCGTGCCCGATGGTGCATGAAGGGGGAGCCGGTTAGCGCCACAGAAGAGGGGCTGTGTGTTGTACCCCGGTCCATCTCAAGCCCCTGGCTCACCTGTACTACCCACTTCAAATTCAAGACCTCGGTAGAGGGTGCTTTCATTGTCTTCTTCTATGAGGATATAGACAACTACTGGCGGGCCGGTATCTACAATGACGCTGGCACCCGCAAGCTGGTGATTGACCGCATCATCAGGGGGGTGCGTATCAACAAGGCGGTGTCTGCCTTTGCTGCCGTGGTAGATACGTGGTACTCCCTCTATCTGGATCTGCGCCCTGGCCTGGTGCGCTGTTACTTCCAGAACATAGAGACAGAGGACTTCTCCAGCGCCGACGCCGATATCAGCTATGCCACTATCGGGGAGAGTGATTCACCCCCATTGCCCTATCACATTGGCCTGTCTGTTTTGGACAGGGCCAACTTCACTGCTGCAGAGGATAGCGGTACGGTCACGAAAGCCTTTGCACAGCAGATACAAGACTCTACAAAGGACTTTACCGCTGCTGTCCTGGGGCAGTACTGCTGGTGCAATAATGACTGGCGACAAGTCAACGACTTTACCGTGGTCGAGGATGAGGCTGGCAACTTCATTGCCCTCACGGTTGACACTGCCTGGAGTGAGATCCCATCGGTGGGAACAGAGTGGGGCCTGTTCACTACCAAGGGTAGCCCCTATGTTCTATTCTCGGACCTATCCTGGTGTGATGGTAAGCCCGCCTGGACCCAAGATGATATTGTGAATGATATGCTTGCCCTCTCGGGAGTGGGGCGCACGTCTGTCTTTGCCGGGGCCATGAGTGCCATTGGCGATACGGTACAGTACAAAGATATCTCTGTGTCTATCAGTGGCGAGGCGGTTCCAAGCGTCATCTTCCATGCCTCTACCATAGCAGACTACACCGGCTGGAAGGTAGAAGTAGACGACTCTTACCATTATCTCTACTACTGCGTGGACGGCGGGGCCTACTCTCTCTTGAGGAAATACCCCAACCTTGTGACCATCGACGTATCCGACGAGCCCACGATCAACGTGATCATTTCCGACGGAAATGTGTACGTGTATGCAGACCAACACTATCTCGGTTGCTTTGTGCATGTTGAAACACCGGGCTATGGCTACTGTGCGGAGAACGGCACCGGCACCTATACCCTGCAAGAGTTTGGCACCATGCAGGATGCGTTCGTATGGGGCGCAGAGGAAGATGCCAATTCTGCTATATCCAGGCTGCTACGTGGCAGGCACGTCAAACTGGTGGAGAGAGCAGACGGCACGGTATCTATTGGTGAGTATCCTGTGAGGGATGGGCTAGGTGCGTGGGAGACTCCTGTGATCCAGAGGGGAGAGAACGTCAATCCCGTTCCCTCTCTTATGGGCCTCACCGGGGCAGAGGTAAGGACGTACTACCTGGAGCCGGAGACGGCGATGTACGGCCTCCGGTTTAGGCAGAGCGACAATCCCGTTGTGGTGACAGAGGCAGAGACGCTACAGGAAGCGAGGCGGCTTACTGTCCTTGCGAGGGAGCAGGCAACGGGTGGGATGGTCATTCTCTATGCACCAGACCCGGCGGTTGAGCCAGAGGATGAAGTGTCGGTGAATGGCGTGGGCTACATCGTCAACGACTACGATATGAACCTTGCACGGAACGCTACGAGCATCAAGGCTGGTATGGCGGTACGGCTACGGTCACAGGTGGCACCGGAGACGGCGGGTGTGTGGGGCACGGACAACTATGGGGAGTTCAAGTATTCATAATGGCAATCACAAGCACGGTTCTAGCGAACGGGCAGCAGAGTGACGTAACACACTACAACAATCTGCGGGCAGACCTTCTTACAGAGCATGACCACAGCGCCGGTAAGGGGGGCACCGTCTCTCATGGCAACTTGAGCGATGGAGCTATCACCGGCACCTACCTGACACACGAGCAGTTGAACAAGCATGTGCAGGGGGCCGGGACAAGCACCGAACCCGACGATCCAGGGGGGAGCCAGGGGGTACACGGCTTGCCCTCTACTGCCTACGTCATGGGTTGTGTCGGGGCACAGCTCATCATGCAACATGGCACGGCTGTCACAGATGATACGGTGGTAGTGTCCGGTGAGTACGTGGACCAGATTTACAACGCGACCTTCCCTGTCGCCTTTGGTGCTACGCCTACGGTCTACATCACTCCCCAGGATAGCAACAGTGCCAGGATAGGGGCCACGAACATCACCACATCGGGCTTTACCGCCCTGATAGGCTTTCCCTTTGGTGCCAAGGCAACCGGGCAATATGGCGCGACCTTTAGTTGGACTGGGATAGGCGAACCAGCATGAGCCAGATTGTAAGCTCTGATCTTGCCAGTGGGAACATAACTGCAAACCAGTTCAATCGGCTGCGTGATGACCTGATAAAGCACCACGACCATAGCTCTGGTAAGGGTGGGGCTATTGCCCATAGCAGCCTGACGGATGACCCTATTGATGATACCTACCTGGACCATGAGAAGCTAAGTATCCACGTCCAGGGTGCAGGCACAGGAGAGACGCCCGATGACCCAGGCGGTAGCTCTGGTGTGCATGGGCTGTCTGATTACGTGGCGGGCATCACCAAGAGGCAACTGATATGCCAGATAGGGACCGGCACCACGGACAGGTACAACGCCGACGACGACGAGAACCGAGGGCGGGGCACGTTTGGGACCGCGTTCGCTGAACCGCCTGACGTTGTGCTCTGCTGCCCCACGGTAGGACAGGCAGCAACGGTCACGGTCTATCAGAGGCTTACCACGTCCTTTGCGGCCAAGTTCCGGTTCAGGGATGGCTCTGTCTATAACGGGGAACACGCCATCACCTTCACTTGGGCAGCATGGGGGTACATTGAAACGTAACGAGGGCACGATCACGAGAGTCGGGATAGGGAACGCCGATGTTCGTGTAGGTGGGCTACTGGTGCGCTCTGTCCCTGTTGCGGGCCTGGACTATTCCTCTCTCCAGATAGGGGATAGGGTTGGCCTACGCTGGCTTGGGGAAAAGGCGTCTATCCAGTCCCTCTTAGAGTACAGGGAGAGTGCATCAGGCACACCGGCCAGCGTCGCGGTTGCGGGTGAGAGTGGAGACGTTACGATCATCCAGCAGACAGCCGAGATCAACATCGAGGATGACTATGGCGGCATTGCCAGCGGGATAGATTTCAACTTCCGTGGTGGCCTGGCTACGAGTGTTGAGGCAAGTGGTGCATCTGTGACGTGGTTGCACTCTGCAGGGGATGCAGGGGATCTCCATACCAACTATGCAGAGCACGACCAGCAAGAGGCGATAACGGCACTCTGGAACTTCGCCGCAAAGCTGATGGTGTCCAGCGCCAACACCCTTACTTCTACGTCACCCGATGCGGTGCTTGAGATAAAGAGCGACGACACTACACACCTGCAACTGTCCTATGATGAATCCAACTATGCTACTCTCACGGCAGAGAGTGACGGCACACTGACTCTTACTCCCTCTGGCCCTGCGGTACAGATTGCCAGCGGGGATGACTTCGTTTCCGACGGAAATCTGTTGTGGGTGGATGCCAGCGAGAACAAGGTATACATCAACGCCGGGACTCCACCGGATACAGAACCTACCTATAGGGGGGCGCTAACTGTCAAGCCGGGGGCTGTCACTGACAAGGGCCTTGTCATTCAGGGACTTGAGAACCAGAACGCTTACTATCTCCAGATTCTAGACCATACAGGGAATGACCTTATCCTTATGTCCCTGGATGGCGACTTGGAATCAGGCAATCCAGGTTTCGTCTCGGGCTTGACCGGCTGGCAGATTGCACACACCGGGGATGCAGAGTTCAACGATATCTGGTGCCGTGGCGAGTTCCACTGCTCTATCTTTGTAGCAGATGAGATGGTATCCCATAACGGGACGGACATATTCAGGACTTCCTTCAAGATGGCACCCGCTGTCAGTGAAGGAGACAACACCCTACCCGCCGCACTGGATGATAGCTTTACCCTGGTAGTGCAAGCATCCTGGGATACGGGGCTTTGCTACGTCGCTAACAACGATCTACTGCGTCTCAAGTTCATGGCGCGGGATGAGGCAGGGACCGGGCTCGACCTTTGGGACTTGTACCTTGAAGTGAATGGGGTTCCCTCTAGCAATAGCGACCGGGACTTGACTGAGGGCAATCCCGGCACCTATGATGTTAACTGCGTGTGGCGTAAGGGCGGTGTTGCTACTCTTGCCATTCCCCAAGGGGCCAGCGGTGTGGTGTGGTGCAAGGTTGACCAGGTGAGTGGCTATACCGGGGCTATCCTGATCACAAGCGATCTGCAATATGCTCCCTACCTGGATATCTTTACCGTAGACAACACCAAGACGGGCTCATGGGGGCCAAGCTACGATCCACCTACCATCACCCCAAGGGTAAGACTGGGCAACCTGAATGGAGTGCTTGGGCTGTCAGAGGAATGGGGTATCGCAGCCTCTACGGACTTGAGCAATGCCAGCATCGACAACTACCTTATCCTGTCAGACCAGCAGCTTACCTTAAAGGGGGTGCATCAGTACTGGATTGATAGCGCGGGCAACGTGCGCGGTGAGCTGGACCCAACCGCCGGGGATGGCGATAACCTGTTGTGGCTTGGTGCGTCAGAGTCAGGGGCTAGGTTCAAGGTATACGGCGACGGTGACTTGTGGCTCTCCATGCTGGCAATCAGCGAGGACTCTGGCTCATTCCTCTTCTCTCAGGCCAATGGCCTTGCGTTGTGGGGGCCGCATGGAGAGATGAGCGCCACAACCTGGGCATCTACTAGAGGGCAGACGGCGGCTATCACCGGGGCCTTCCATCAGGTTCAGGGTAGGTGGATCGGGACTCGTGGGCTCGTGATCGAGGCGGGCTGCACCAACATCGTAGCCAACCCCTCTGCCGGGGTGAACGTCACGGACTGGTGGGCCATTGCCAACGGCACACGGGCCAGGAGTACGGCCCAATACCTGTACGATGGGGCCTCATTCCTCTTGACGACTGACACAACCGGGGATGGACCGATCATGTACAACACGGAGGCGGTGACAAACCCCGTTCAGAACACCGTCTATTACTTTTCGGCTTACGTGCGGGCTGCGGCGGGCACCTCGGGCGATACGGCACAGGTGATCATCCGTGAGACGGGCGGGGCAACCGCCACTGAATTGACCATCGGCACCGTCACTCTGTCCTCGACCCGCTGGCAGCGGGTGTGGGTGACGCATACCGTTTTGCGGGCAGATAGAACGGCGCTGCGGGTGGACGTTCGCTCGTTGTCTACCACGGCGGGCGATTCCTTCTATGCCGACGGCTTGCAACTGGAGGTGACGCGGCTGACCACGGTTGCCATCGGCTCGATGAATTGGTGTACCTGGAGTGGCACGGCGCACAACAGCACAACCACTCGCGTTGAGAATACGGTGCAAGCGCCCATTGGTGGAACAGTAGATACCAGTGCCGGTACTGTCATCGTCTGGTTCAAAATCAATGACCTGGCAAACCCGTCTGGTGGTGTGCTTTGGTGCTTAGGCAACGCCAACAGTGAGTTTGACGGGCGGGTTGTGGCCGACGGCTCTATCTCGTATCGGATCAATGCCGACGTGCGCTGCACGAGCGCGGCGGGGTCTATCACTGCCAACACAGAGCATTGCGCCGTCTTTACCTGGAATGTGGCCGGCGACGTGAGCACCCTCTATCTGGACGGCGCGTTGGTAGACACGGGCACCTGTGGTGGGGGGGGCTGGACGGCAGGCACCTACCTTGGCATCGGCTACACGCCTATCGTTGGTACGGCGCTGAACCTTGGCGGGACCATCTCAGAGATCGCTACACTCAGCAGCGTTCTTACCGCTGACCAAGTAGCAGCCATGTACGCCCTGCAGCGCCCCTTGGTAGATGCGGGCTCTACGGCAAGCCCTGGTATCTACATTCTGGATGGGAAGTTTGCCATAGCCTCAAGCACCAGTGGCACCAGGCTTGAGATGAACAGCACCAGGCTTGCTATTGGGGATGGGGTAACGTCCAGCGCGGGGGCAGGTGTGTGGCTTGGAATTGACGCGGGAACGCCAAAGTTTAGGCTTGCTTCGGCGGCTAGTGGGGCTCGTGTCCAGATAGACCCGGCGGGCGGATACCAAGCATATACCAGTGGGGCTCAAAGCGTTTCCATCCAACCGGACGGCGACGTATTCTTTGGCTCTGACATATCGGCAGTGGCTACTACGGCCATTGCTATCTTTGCCAACGCGCAGAACTATGGCTCACCGGCAGAGGCGATGGAGGCGGGTGACATCCTCATTGGCGACAACTCCGTGAACAGAGCCTCTATCCTGTGGGACCAGAGCGCGGGGAAACTTCTGTTCCGGGGTGGCAGTCCACGAGAAACACAGGCTTACATTAACACCGATGGTTCTATAGCTGCTGGTGGTGGGGCGGTAAACCTCAACTCTGGTGGCCTGGCCTTTAATGATTCTAATGCTCACTCATCTACCTGCTCCTGGCGAAATGGATCAGATATACATGGACGCATTTATGTAATACGGACAGAGCCGCCCTTTGCCAATCAGAGGACGCTTTATATGACAACGGGCGCATCGTATGAGGCAGATTCCAACATCGAACTCTTCGCCTTCACAAACGAGGCTGGATACGACACAGAGGTCGCGCTTTCAACGTCAACGAACTCTAACATCGGCTATATCAAGCTAACAACGGAGGATGGCGTTGGGACCACTATCACGATGTTGGGTGACGTAGACATTACTGGCGATCTATATTGCTCTGGCGTCTTGAGTACGGACCAGGGCACAACCAAGTGGGAATTGGGTGGCTATACGGCGGGTGCCCCAACCCCTGACGGATACCTGACAGTAACGATAAACGGAGCCGCCTACCGGGTAGCGGTAGACAAAGTATAAGGAGAGAAACATGAAAGAGTATCAGTTGACGGAAGAAGAAGTGTTGACGGTCACGGCCTTGGTAGACCAGAGGAATGGGATCCTCGCCAAGTACGACAAGGCCATGATTCGCTTGCAGAAGTCCTATGCCAAAGAGGCGGGCATTTCCGACGGAAATCTACAGCAACGCGGGGCGGATATCTTTATCGTCTCGACCAAGGAGGAAACGGGTGACACTACCACGGATTCTTGACAGGGATGGGAATGAGAAGGATTGGCAATGGCTCAAAGAGAACTACGGAGACATTGCTATCTATCCCAAGGGGCCAGGAGTGGGCTTTCGTTGTGTGCTGTTGCAGGAAGTGAAGGACGAATCAACACAGCGCATCTCTGCCTCACCGATGGCAAGCACTACCCTTATCGTCAAGGTGCTGGATGCCAGTGGCAGGCCGGTAGACATGATGAAGGTGGCCTGGTACTGGCCCGACGCAGACCTTGACTCCAGTGCTGCCCCTACCAATGGGCTCCCGGCAGACGTGAGGCCAGGGCGGGCAGTGACCGGCTGGACTAACCTGAATGGTGATACCGGCTTTGGGATGGGCAAGGGTGCGTATTACTGGCCCTATGGCGACGATCCCAATAGGCGTGTTGGCCCTCATGCAACCTGGGTGTACGGGCAGAATACCGATGTAGTCTATCACCTGGGCATGTTGGGACACACAAACCACGATCACTTTGACGTGATCCTACAACAGTTTGTCGATGATGTACTCCCACCAGAAGAACCACCTACGGTAGATGCACGGTGGCTCACCCTCTTCCAGAAGCTAGACACCATCATCGGCCTGATGCGGTAGCGCGATGGCTGGTAAATGCCCGGAAGACGTGGAAGCGCAGTTCATAGCGGATTGTTCGCGTCTCGATATCTATGAGCTGTGCGATAAGTACGACCGAGCACCGAGTACTATCAAGGAATGGCGTTTGGATTGCTACCGCAAGGGAAGGCTCCTGTGGTGGCCCGGTATCAGGACAGGACAATGCCGAAGCTACGACGACGCGATAGAGCTAGACGAAAACGCCGTGATCATCAGCGACTTAGAGATTCCCTATCACGACGCGGAATTACTGGGGTACGCCGTTTCCGTCGGAAAGCTGTTTGGAATAGAAACACTAGTCATCGCGGGTGACTTGCTGGCCTGTGATGCCTTGGGACACTGGCCCTCAGAGGACACCGACGAGGGCAGCCGCTACACAATGGAGGACTCTCTGCAGGATGGGGGCCGGGTACTGGAGGGGCTGTTTCAGCACTTCAAGAGGATCTGCATCATCAAGGGGAACCATGAGCAGAGGGGTACGAGACAGCGGGAGTGGGGCTTCTTTCAGATGATGCAGGATAAGTGGGCAGACCTGGGCAACCTGGATATCTCTTTCTATAAGTGGATGACCATACAGGGTGCCAGGGTAGAGCACTTTGGCGCGTATGCCAAGGTGCCGGGTAGTGTAGCCAGGGATAGAGCGGAGATAGAGCAGTGCGACGTGGCAGGCGGGCATACGCATCACTTCTCTATGAATTTCACCAAGGACGGCAAGCACGTTGCCATTGACCTGGGCCATTGTACCAGGCCAGAGACACGGTACTACAAGACGGTCAACGGCACAACCAGACATCCCAAGTGGGTGAGTGGCTTTTGGGTGTTGAGGAATGGGTACTGGTATCCGTTCCCGAAAGATAGGACAGACTGGGCCTTTTGGCTCAACCCAAGGAGAGAACAGGATGAATCCAATTAAGGCGTTGTTTCGGTCGCGCAAGTTTCTGCTGCTGCTGCTGGACGTGGCTATCAACACGGTCGTCTACTTCGTGGGCAAGTACGCCTCCCCTGCTATTGCAGAAGATGTGTTGTTTATGATCGGCATTCAGCAGCCGGTGTGGGTGGCTGTCATTGTGGCGATTGGCTATGAGGACGGCCAGGCCAAGGCGGCGGGCAACTTTCAGCACTAACCATTTCCGTCGGAAATGAAAGAGGGCCGGGACTCCACCCCCGGCCCTCTGGTTCTAGCTACAACTCATCACTTGCTGCTACGGGACTTGCTGCTTGGCATGGGCAAATCCCAGTTTTCAACCAACGCCTGCCAGTTGATCTCTCCCGGCGTAGCGTCGCCATAGCCCTGTAAGAGCGCCGCGAATTGCCCTTGCACCATTGGGTCAAGGAACATCCGCACACCGTTTCGCTCGATACCATAACGAAACGTCTCAACCGATTTGATAAAGGCAGTCATGGCGCAGGTTGCACACATGGCGGTCGGGCTAACTTTCGTCACCCTCTGCATAAAGCGTACATCCTTGCCTGTCGGCTGGGACGTTGTGCAGAGTTGCCCACAACGCGGGCACGATACGGGCGCTTCAAAAAGAGTTGGTTGATCCATTCTGTTATCCTCTCCTATGCAATCCGTTGTTAGCTGCCGAACAGCAGCGTAATGATGGCGGCTGGTGCCGGTAGATCGGTTGGCGCACACTTGGGCGCGAAGAGGATGAACAGAGCCAGGAAGAAGTACAGCTTGTGCTTCATGCGTTCCCTCCTGTAGCAGCATAGAAGTCTGTAAGGAATGCAATGTACTGGGGTGCCAGGTCGTCCTTATAGCCAGGGCCAAACTTCTCCAGCAGCCTGGCCTTGGCTTCATCCATTGACCAGCCTTGCTTCTCAACGTAAGCCGTGAACTCTGCGCCGGTCATGGCTCCATTGCTGCCAGTGATAGACGGGCTATCCATACCCGCAAGGTGGGCCTGGGCGATGGTAGCTTGCAACCGCAGCTTTTCCATCTCCTTCTCTTCGGGACTAGGCCCTGGTTCTGTCTTGAGGTTGTCGGGGTCTGCACCGTGGTTCATATAGTCACGCACGATGGCCCAAGAGAACGGGTTGATCCAGGGGTCGAACATGGGCCGGATAGTAGTGGGGTCCGACAAGTCGCCATACAGCAGGCGAGACTTGAGCACCTTGGCAGCGGGTAGGGCTTGCTTCTTTCCCTTGATAACGCGGGTAAGCTCCAGCTCTAGCGTTGCCAGCTCGGACAGGGTTTCCTTCCCCTTGCGCTCCCGCTGGCCGGTGGGCTTGTTGTCCAGATAGATGTTCCTCATGTGTGCCGTGAGGATTACCATGCGACACTTGCTCTTGAGATCCAAGATATGACGTGCCCACAAGTCTTTCACGTCTCCCCACATCAAGCCACTCATGCGCTGGTACTGGTTGGCGCTGTGCCCAAAGAACTCGGGATGGCGCTGCGTCCAATCGGTGATACCGGCCTCAATGCGCTCGATTGGGTCAATGCCAATCACGTCATACTGGCCCGGCTGGATGGTCCTGACGTGCTTGGCCCATGCCTCGTACAACTGTAGGTTGTTCCAACCCTCGGATAGCTGGCTGATCGGGTCCACCCTTGTCCACTTGGCACCCTCGCCGTGGTAGGTTTCCGAACTGATCTCCAGGTCGTATAGCAGTACCCTCTCAATGGGGTAGCCTGTAGTGAGAATTGCGAGAGTCTTACCACTCTCATATTCTCCAGTGAGGACAACGATAGGAACCGGCTGAGGAAACAACTCATCGCTCATTTTCCACTCCTTTCGTGATCTTGAGCGAACCATCACAGTACAGAACCATTATACCACGTTCACAAGCCTGATGTCAAGTTGCAAAGTGAAGGGCCATAACTCGACATAAGGTAGCCTACCAGATATTGCCCCACCGGGCGTAGCAGACAGCGAGAACAACAACATGGCCGCACCAATGGTAAGCAGCAGTAACAGGAATGCCAGATCGAGCAAGTCAAATCTTTTCTTTCTCATTGACCAAATACCCCCTTGTTCTATGCGCTATTTATGTCCCTGTATGCTATCTCATGGCTTCTGTGAATTGCTTCCGATATGATATATTATGCGAACCATCTTTCGTCAAATCGCACTTTGACGAAACAATCTCACGAACAACCGGACCACTGCCCCACCGCAATAGCCTATGAGCATCCCTGTCATAAACACTCCTGTCTCATTCACGTTTCCTACCCTGCAGCAGCTTGTAATCGGGGTGCCCGGATAGATGGCCGTTCTTCCTGGCTGCAAGGATCTCGGCGTTGCCCCGCAGCCTCAAGTAATCCCTACGGGCCTTGGCGTCTATGATGCTCTCCGTTGCCTTGCCAACGCAGATGATGAACAGCCCCCCACCGATGCCGCCAGATATGAAAAGGATGCCGGTGGATAGGGCAGCAGTCAGCATTAGTGCAGCCAGGGCGATAGCTACGGCCAGCGCACCGAACACCCACCCCCATATTGCAAATTGGGTGTTGCCCAGGTCTATGGAGAATCCACTTTCTTCTTTCTTTCCCATTATGTCTACCTACCAGCCATTTAGCTTGTTTGCCCTCTTCAAGAACTCCGTCTCGTCTGCCTGGAGTAGCAGCACCCGGCATAGCACTGCATCTGGTTCCGGTATGGGTATTGTCGGTTGCAGGCAATACCCAACACCACCACGGTAAACAAAGTTGTGCTTACATCTGTACACGCCACCCAATGAGCCGATGACCGTGATCTGCCTAGACCGCAACCACTCTGCCCTCTGGTGCCGGTCCAGGTTTGCCAGCAGGAGTCTCAGCCCCCTGCCTGTGGGGCTATCAGGGTCACTCTCTTGACCGAAGAGTCGAACTTGTGCATTATCTTCCCATCCCCAATCGCCAGGCGTCCTTCGAGTAGTGCCTGTGCGAATATCCGCTTGGCCGTGTCTACTGTAGTCACGTCCCGCGCATCCCACGGAATAACCGTATGCCCGGTCCCATCTATGATGTGTAGCTGTCCCATCTATTTCCTCCTTAGAGAATAGAATTATTGCACCCCACGCCACAGTGCAGCCTACCATTATCCATGTGACCACGGCGCTGTACTGATACAGGTAAACGGCCAGCGCCAGTTGGGCCACAAGGAACACGTAGCCGATACCCCGCCAAATCGGATCGTCGGGCGAGATCGGATCTGGTTCCACTCTAAGACCACAGCACCAGGAGCAAGGGCAGCAGCATTAGGGCTATTGCCCACGGCCTCCAGCGGAGAAGGGTGTACCATGCCCGCCGCCAGGGATTAGCAAAGTACCTGGGATCAGCGAACATTCCGGCCCTACGCCGCCCGCCTGCATCATATACCCAAATGTGCCATATATCATTCCATAGGCTGTAGAAGTCGCGCTTGAAATGGATTTCCTCATCGGGCTTGATGAAATAGAAGTCCAGAATCTTGGCCGTCAATTCCTTGCTTGCGAGTGACATTTGTAATCTCCTTCTTGCTCTCGTTCTCTCTCGTGCTCTATTTCCGTCGGAAATCATCATCGAGAACCTTACTCAGTGGGGAAGTGCGGCAATCTTCTTCATGCCCAGTCTCCCCTTGGTGGTCGTAAACCCACGGTACTAGGGGATTTACCATCCCGACAGACCGTGAGAGAGTAGGGGGCTTTTACTTTGGAACAAAGTCGTTTCCCCTCCGCTCAAGTGTGTGTGCTTTCATGTTAGCCTCAAGCCACGCCTCCCATGCCTCTCCGTATGTCTCATACTCCAGAGCCTTGTTCTTGCCTCGGCGGATTTGGCGCTCTTGCAGCTTGGCGTTGACGTTGTTCCACCACTCTACGGGCAAACCATCCTTCTCCCATTGAGCCCTGGTAATGTCTATACCCCGGAAGTATCTCTTAAGGTACATCATGGCGTAGTAGTCATACTTCCATGCCTCGCTGCGCTTCCCGGTATCCGGTGCCGTAGCAGTACCCCGCATCTGGTCAAACTCCCAATCCTCCCGCTTCCAGCGTCGCTCCTGCTCTATTCGTTCGTGCTTGTAGTCTCGCTCGATCCACACCAGACGCCACACGGCAATGCTGATGGTTGCAATGGTATCCAGCAAGGCGAACACTGCCAGCCATCTACCCCAGGCTCCTAGTGGGTTCTCGACTTCTAGCAGGGCAACGATGCTCCAGTAGATGATGTTGAGGCCGATGAACACGACGAGCCACATGATACAGGCAGCAGTAACGCGCTCTCCTAGCGTGATCTTCCCGTCTTTGTTCAAGTCCTCGGGTGCGTCTTGGATAACCTTTATTGTTGCCATAGCAGTAACAACCTCAGTATCGCTGCCACCAGCACCGCAACCACAGGGATTGCGATTGCGATGTACTTGAAGATCCTATCTGGATCAGGGTCAGGCTTCCAGGTCGGCATTCTTGCGTTCTCGGTCCAGCCGCTCAAGTGCTTCTCTCAAGGTAGACTCCTTGAGAATGGCTATCGGTGTGGAGAGCCTTCCGAACTCATATACTATCGCTAGCGCCTCGGGTTGGTCCTGCCGCAGCCAGGATATCACTATCTCACTCATTCCATCTCCTTTACTGCCTTGCTCACTGTACCTACACTGCATCCCGCTTTCTCTGCAAGCTGCTTATGTGTCCATGTAGGGTGCATGTTCCTTAGTGTCTGTACAAGTTTCTTCTTGCTGTGCCCATTGGAAAGTACGGGTGTTTCCTCGGGCAACATCGGTGTTTCCTCATTTCCGTCGGAAAGTGCAGGAGTTTCCTTCTTGATGTATACCCAGGTATATTCCTCACCCTCTTCATTTCCGACGGAAATGATAGCCCGCGCCTTGCTTGCAAAGGCATACACCACTACTAGCACAGGCATAAGCACAGGCAGGATCACTACTCTCTTCTCGATAATCCATGTTGCAAAGGTAGTTGCCCATGTTGCGCCCGGTGCAATCACTACACTCTTAGCGTTCGTCACACCGAATAGGAGTTGCGTGTATGCACTACCCAGGGCAGATAGGGCAAGGCCCAGGATGAGCCAGTTGGATCGCGTGGTCCTCAGCCTCTCCGCTGCCAGCAACATGCCGATGTCGAGGATGAGGGCTGCAAGCCAGGCCCATAGGTCTACACCCTCTCTCTGCTCTATCGTTGCAAAGCCTATGGCGCTATGCCTTAGAGTGTAAAGAGCCACGGAGAAGTACAACACCCGAAAGGGAGTGACTTGCTCGTGCAACCACGCGCCTACTTTGGTATACCGTTCAGTCATAGTGTGTACCCTTCATCTTGATAAGCGATCCACTTCCTGACTAGCCCAATCCTGCCCGAATCAACACCCGTAGGGCTTGTTTGCCCTGCGTCTTGTGGACGCTGATGAGAAACACGTCGCTGATTGCCATGAGCCCCCACGTCTTGATGCCGTGCCTCTTCAACAGCCTGTCTATCTCCCTACCCGTCCACCCACAGTTGAGCGGAATCAGGAATGTCCTACTGCCACCATTTGCCACGTCCTGCATGATTGCCAGCGTCGGGGAGATCCAGTCAAACTGCATCCCCAAGCGGATAAGGTAGTCTAGTCCCTCATAGGTGCCCTGCTCTACAGTGACTACATTATGTTGGCTTGAACCAACCCTGATAGCCATAAAAAAGAGCCCTACCCTTCCTGTGTCATGTTCAACAGGCCAATTCCGAACAATAGACAGACGACACCGCAGACAGAGAGGCCCACGCCTACTGCTATACCGCCCCATCCTGATTCTGCAAAACTGGCAGCAGAAATCGGGATTAACAACAGGCCAAAGAATGTGATAATGCTCCCTGCTAGAGCAAGTAACAGCCCCGCAAAACTCATGGCAACTTCCCTCCCCACATCTCCTTCTCTAACAGCACCCTCTGAACCTCTTCGGGTGCTATGAACCACTGCCGCCCTACCTTCTCACCGAGTACCTTGCCCTTCTTCAAGAGACGGTATAGGTGCTCGACGTGGTAGCCTAGCTTCTTCGCTGCTTCGCCTGCCGTTAAGGGACGGTCCATTACTTGATAACCTTCAAGTCCTTGAGTCCTACAATGGCCCGCTTGCCGTTGATGTACACCCTGGCAAAGAGCTTGGTCACACCTACCACGGTGCCCCTCTCCCCTTGCCGTGCCCCTGTCGTTACCTCAACGTACTGGCCTACCTTGACTGGATTCATGGGTTGCTCCGCGCAAGAACTCCCTTGACTGAGAGGGGCAACTTAAATTCCTTACCACAAACGTTGCACACCTGAACACGCCCCTCGATTTCATACACAACCCACTGGAGAGATCCACACTTCGGATCAGAAACCTCTTCACCGCACTCCGGGCAAACGACCGACACGACCCAAACCTCTACTTGCGCGATTTTCATTTCCTGCCGCCGTTTCTCAAGATGGCCCTGGCACAGTCGGCACCGAACACGTAGATGCCCAAGCTCTTTTCCTCTGGTACGTCGCCGGGCTTGTGGTAGGTATCGTTCCCGTTGTTGTACTCAAGCCACACTTCCCGACCGGATCGGATCTCTTTCCCACATCGCTCACAAATCTGGATACCCTTTGCTCCGCTCACTTCTCCCTCCTCCATTTCCGACGGAAATACTACTCGCCAATCTCTTGCAGGGCTTGATTCAGGGTGTAGAATACATAGCCCTTTTGGGCATTGACACCGACGCAAGCGCCGATACCATCCTCAAACTCTTCCTCTGTGACCCTGGTGATTCGAAAGCCAGCCGCCGTTACCCTGGCAATCTTGGCTTCCTCTTCGTCGTGGAGCTTCTTGCGGAACTCTTCTGCCCAAGTCATTTTCATTCCCTCCCTGTGTTGGATTCACCCAACACGCTCATTCTATCACACCTTGTTTCCAATGTCAATACCTGAACCTTTGTTCTTTTCGTAAGGGGAAACCCTTATTTCACTCTACCTTTTGCTTTCCGAAAGCTGTTTCTTCCGCCGTTGAATGTCTCGTGCAATCTCTGCAAGTTTCTCAATCAACATCTTATGCCTGTCCATTGTAGAACTTCCCTTCCCTTTCCTCAAAGATAAGCCGGAACAACATTGCATGTTCGGGGTACGACTCAAAGGAAACTACCCTTTCCTCTTGCATATCTACCTCTACACTACGAAAGAGGATGTTTGCAAGGTCGGTGCGTTGCTGCAACTCAGCTCCCTCCCACAGTTTACTCAGGTTTGCAATCAACTCGGCGTCAATGTCGTCTGGTTTCCCTGGTGGTTGTAGCCTTGCAATCTCACTTTCCAATTCACGTTTCCTTTGATTGTACTCCTCCTTGGTAAAGTCATCCTCAAGGTACAGCTCACGCAACCGGCGCAACTTCTCTTGCAAGTACTTGCGCTTGTTGCCATCGTTGGAAACTGGCCCTTGCATAGCTCTTGCAATCTCTTCACGCCAGTTTCCTGGTAGTTGCGCGTGAGATACAAGCTCTGCCAAACTTGCATCTACCTTTTCCACCCTTGCAAATGGAACTGTGCAACTTACCCCCTTTTGGTTTCCACTGCAACGGTAGTACCTATTCTTCCCATGACTCTCTGCATACAGCCTACTACCACAGGCAAGACAGTGGCCGGTGCCGCGCAAGATGAAAGTTTCCTTTGTCCTCGAATGAGTGTACGATGTTGCACGTTGTTCCCTCACTCGTTGCGCCATATCCCACAACTTGCGCTCGATGATAGGTTCGTGCTTGCCCTGATACATCTTTTCGTTGTGCCTGATAAGACCGATGTAGTAGGGATTCTCAATGATACCCCTCACTGCTTGCCAGATCCACTTTCCCTTACTCCTACTGCTTGCGGGGTGTCCTTCTGCATTGAGCCTATCTGCAATTGCCCGATAGGAGTAAAGCCCTGTTGCATATAGCTTGAAGATGTAATGGATTGTCTCTGCCCTTACTGGTTCTATGACGGCTTCCTTCTCTACCCTCTTGTAACCGTGGGGCAAGAACGTTGCATTGGTCAAACCACTCTCTGCTCTACCCTGCTTGCCCTTCCTAACCTCGCGTGCCAGATTGCTGGAATAGTACTCGTTGAACGCGCCCAACATCTGCATGAATAGCATACCGGTGGGAGTTGAGTAGTCAATCCTCTCGGTGATAGATAGATACCCAACTCCCATCTCTCCTAGCTTACCAAGCGTCTCGATCTGTAGGCGCAGGTTTCGGTAAAAGCGGTCAAGCTGGTGGGTAAGCAGCACATCTAGTTTCCCCGCTTCTGCATCGCGCAAAGCTCTCTGTAGCTCGGGCCGGTTAGACGTTGTGCCAGATACACCCTCTTCGATGTACCTTTCCATGACCTGCCAGCCCTGTTCCTCGCAGAACTTGAGCATTGCATCTACCTGAGCGCCGATAGAATAGCCCGCAAGCTGCTCCTCGGTGCTCACCCTCGCCATGATTCCCGCTCTCATTCAGTCCTCATTTCCGACGGAAATAGACTACAGTGGGTCGCCATAGAGTGGAGAGAGTGCAGCGTCTAGTTTATCATAGGCAGCCATTATGGTTTCCGGTAGGGAGTCTCGCCATGTGCTTTCATCGTCATCGCAAGCAAGAGCTTTTACACAGCCCCATTCCTCGATTGCATCTCGGATCGCGAGTGCCGCCATTACCAGCTCTCTCTTCTGAGTTGTTGTAGGGCCAAAGAGCCTGTTACGCTTGGCCTCGTTTATATCATCCTCCGTGAACGCTACGTCCCATTCATCATCCTCACCCGGTGGCAGGGTAGACAGCAGTTCGTCTATATCAATCTCTGTCATGGCTATGTTCTTGCCCCTCTTCTGAGCGGCCCTCTTTCCTGCTTCTATCAAGGCTTGCGCCGGGCCGACGTGCTTGCCGCACTCTACATAGAGGACTTGCTGCTTGGGGATGAGGAACCCCCCAACATCTGTCTTGAACTCGTAGGCTTTTTGCTCGGGGTCGTATCTCATTGACTCTGCAGCAAAGCTGAGAGGTATCATGTACTCGTTGGTCCAGTAATTGGTCCAGTAAACCGTATACTGCTTAGGCATTCTCTTTCTCCTTCTTGTAGTTTTCTATTTCCGACGGAAATGAAACCTTGCCTGCCCCACCAAGCCTAGCCAGAACGTGCCCCGCCTCGCCAATCCAGGCCGCGCCCGCCGAACCTCGCCCAGCCGCGCCGCGCCTCGCCTCGCCTCGCCACACATCGCCACGCCTGCCCCGCCATGACATACCTTGCCTGCCCCGCCGTGCCGTGCCCCACCGTGACAAGCCCCGCCGGTCCTCGCCTGCCTAGCCTCGCCTGGCCTTGTCACACCCTGCACCGCCTTGCCATACCTTGCCTGCCACACCGCGCCGGGCCGGGCCAGGCCACGCCACGCCTAGCCGAGACTGCCTTGCCACACCGCGCCGTGCCTAACCCCACCAAGCCTCAACAAGCCCCGCTACGCCTCGCCTTGCCTGCCTATGCCTCGGCAAGACTAAGCTGCTCAATCCCGGTGAAGATAGGATTGAACTCGTCGTATGTCTGATAGCGATGACGCCAGCCGTTCAATTCTCTGAGGGCGTTGGCTACAACCTGCTTGCGTGTGTCTTCTACTGAGAGGGCCTGAATAGCGTTGACGTACACCCGTTGCATTTCGGGCTCCCCGTTGTCAGTCTCCGTGTGAAACTCCTGTCCTTTGGGGGGTTGAACCCGGATGTTGATACTGTGCCAGGCGCGTACCCTTGTCTCTTCTTCCTCGCGGGTATTGACCACGACGATCTCAAAGTGATTGATGATCTGCCGCGCCTGCTGCAGACGCCAGTGGTAGCCAGCCTTCTTATCGTCCCACTCAAAGAACTCGTGTAGCTTGGACTCGGGGTTAGTAGCATCCTGGAGCAAGATATGAGGAGTAATGCCGCTGTTCTCTTCCAGGTCAGCAATGTACTCTCCAATCTCTTGCGCTCGTGCATCTGGTACAGGACTGCCAGGTTTGCACCTGTAGATACAGCGACCACTCTCTTCGACGGGCATCCACATAGTTATTCATTCCCTTTCTTTACGTGGAAGCGACCATAGTTGCCGCCCTTCTCTGGCCTCCACTCACCCACACCCACGCCAAACCCTGCCGAGTCCAGAAGAAAGACGATCTGCTCTGGGCTGACAAGGCTGGCATTGTACTCGATCTCAAGGTCAACTTCCCAGTTAAGGAAGTAGGGGCGAAAGCGCAGGTCTACCGGCCTACCAGGGCCAGCGAGACGAACTGCATCCTCGTTGATCTGCATTTCGCTGTAGCGCAGGGGGCCGACAAGCTGCTCTGCATCATCGGGCGTTGCCGCCTTGATAAAGAAGTATCCCTGTGTATCCACCATTGTCATGCCGGGCACTTGCTTTGCCGCCCTGACAGCAGCCTGCTTGAAAGCAGATGCGGGGAACCCATAGGCTCCAGGGACGGGCAGAGTATAGGCAGCGTCCATACCTTCCCCCTCTGGATCCCTTGCCTCGCGTGTCTTCACGCGCTTACCCTGACTGGCAAGGATTTGGTTTTTCGCCTTCTTGGAGAAGCGGTGACAGATGAGCGGGGAATCCCCTACCAAGGTAACTGACAGTAACTCAATTCTGAGTGCCGGTACTTCCACAACTTCCGATTTCTTTTGTACCATTTTCGTTCCCTCCTATTATATTGCGAACGTGAACAGTATACTATAGTTCAGAATCCTTGTCAAGTTTCAGATTCGTGATTCATAGGTGTCCCTTCCTATCTATCCACTCGTAGACCGTTGTGCCCTCAAAAAGAGCACATGCTTGCATCCAGTTAAGCGCCATCCTAGTCTGTCTGTTACACTCCTGCCACCGGATGACTGCTATCCCCTCCTCTGGCAACTGGCGTACTGTTGGCAATGCTACTCCCTCCGCGTTGTTACCCACAGGCTTTCCCCTTCCTGTTGCAGTAAGTAGCCAAGAGTGACCATTAGGCTGAACAAGAGGGCTCCTGCAAGTAGCCATGTAGCTGCTCTATCAAAGTCCGGTCCTCCTGTGTGAACTGGTAGCCGTTCTGCACCCAGTATAGCACATTCCCCAATGTGTGTCCCACCTGTTTCTTTGCCCACGGTTCCTCCAACCTATCCTTGATCTTGTTCTTCATCGTCTGTTTCCTCCCACAATCCACAGGCCATCCATCCTGCAAGCTGGTCTGTCGCTGCTCCACTGGTGAGCCCACCCCGCATACTACACTTGAGATAGGTACGACTGGTGTACCTCTTGCGGAACAGGTATACACACCCACCACACGTTGCCCCTTCTGGCCCCGGTCCATGTATCTTGACCATAGGGTTAGGTGATACTGCCGGTCCAAGGTAGCCCTTCTCTGCCTCAAGCACTAGTTCATTCATCGTTCTTGCTCCTAGGTTTCTCGAAGTATACCTTATCGTATTGTAGTTGCCTTAGAGCATCAACAAGTTCATGCTCTCGTAGGACAAGGCTTGGAGTGTGGATCTTGCCTTCCTCAAAGAATATCGCTGTCCAGTGATAGCCGTCCCATACCCACCTGACTTCCATTTACTCCTCCATTCCCTCCTTAAAGTAGTACTCTGCTGCATCCAGCATGAACCTTGCACCCCTCAAGGATGCCTGGAATGACGCACGGTCTACCCGTTGCACTGCCATCTTGGCTTGCTTGGCATAGCGGGCAGCGTCATCCAACTTCTGCCTGATGGTGTCCTTGGTTTGCTTCTTCATTCATCCTCCATTTCCGACGGAAATACATCGGCAACAGCCCGGTGATAGAATGGGGGGAGAGTCGGGGGAACCTTGAATAGCTCCCCCAGGCTCTCTACCCATACTTCTATGTCGCGGGGCTCCATTGCCTCTACTTCAAGTTTGTACCTCACACACCAGTATCCCAGGTCTTCACACTCTGGTACGTGGTGGTAGTGACAGACCAATGTGATGTTCTCCCTACACCACAGTCTAGGATGGTCGGGATGCCTACGGATAAGGGTATGGTGTGCATCCGTAGGCACCCGCCAACAGCCAGGGATAGGGCAGCGGGCTTGCTTTATCTTGAGCGAGTACCTTGCTGCACGAATGTCCGTCTTGCCCACTGTTCCCACCTTTCCAGCCCTGCAATACACTTCTTAGAAGGGCGGTAGATAACTCTCTTGCCGTTCCCGTTCGTGTGCCCCCTCTTGCGAGGCCCACCATCCATCTCCCACATACGCCGGTTCCGTCTCGGGCACATAGTAGTTACCTCCCGGTCTTTCAATGTAACCCAACAGCTTCCTTAACTGCACGGCATACCCCTGCGGGTCCAGGCTCACGATGCGTAGTACCTCCTTGGCCTTGCCATTCGCATCGAGCCACGTAAGCATGGCGTAAATCTCTGCGATCCACAGACGATTGGTGCTATCCAGGTCGATGGGCTTCTTACCTGGATTCAAGAGAGGCAGGATTGCAACCAGTGTATCCAGCCGGTTCTCCCTACCGGCCTTGGTGCTAGGGAACACGTCTGACAGGTGGATTTGCAGCTTCATCATGGCTTTCTCTCCCTTACAGGGTAGCACACACCATGAGTCATTGCGGTAGTTCTGCTCGATAAGGGTATGCAACGCCTGCACCTGATTGAGCACAAGGTTATTCATGGTAGAGCCTCCTTTTTGGAATGTGCTATGTCCAGCCGATACCACCATTCCCACGGAAAGAAACCGTCAACGCACTCTGGACCGTACTCGATTTCTTCCTTGCCCAAAGCGCGGTATCTCTTTTCTGTACCCCATAGTGCAATAAAGGGCTCCCAAATAGTGACCCTTTCCCTTGGACTGCGGTATCTTGCAAAGGCGTAGCGCATTCCATCGAGACGACCATCATACTCCTGGTGTTTGCGACTTGGTACATAGATTTCGCCATAGATTTGCACCTGGCCATCTTTGATTGTCCGTACCACCCATTCTTTCTGCTTGGCAATGTCTGTCATTCGTCCTCCTTAAAAGGGAAGATACTGGTTGTCGTCGTCATCTTTACTGAACGCACCCTTGTCGAACACCAGGCCCTCGGGCAAGGGCAGCTCCCAACACCTGGCAAAGAACGGGCAGTTGACCTTGTACTTGCCCCGGTCTGGCCCACCTTTCTGGTAGCTGGCGCACATGAAATGACCGTCGGGTGTGCCAGCGCAGCGATCAGGAAGTGTGCCGTCAACCAACCATCGCTCCTGCATCATTGCGCTGGCGTCAATGTCGTAGTTCAGGTTGTCGAATATCTTGCTAGGCTTGCCATCGCTCAAGAGGGTACAATCGTATCCGTCAAACTTCTATGAGAACATGGCTGTCTGGAAGTCGATGCGCGTCACGTAGAAGAGGATGGGCACCGTGGGCTGTGTCATCATGGAACGATACCGCTCAAGCTGTGCAATGTGATAGGTCTTCGGATACCTATCATCAACCGTGTAGCCTTTCACGGTCTTCACGTCTACCAACCAAGGTGCTTTGGTTGTAGGGCGAGAGTCTGTAACGTCCAGCTTACAGGGATCCACCAACAGGTCTGCCCTACCCGTCCAGTACTCGTCTTCCAAGGGGATCTCCATGTCGATGAGGGCACCCTTGAACGCCAACGTCTGTGCTACATAGTCTTGGAAGATGAACCCGATGCGATGCCCTAGGTTGTCTTCCGGTGTCTCAGGAATGTCGCGCTCTATGTCTCCCACGTCACACGCGACATTGTAGCAAGCCTTCCTGTCACACAACCCAGGCCCCAAGGATGAGGGATGCAGCTTGCGCGTCTTGGTCCTCTGACTCACGGTGTTAAAGCCCAGTGCTTTCAAATCAACGGGCTCTCCACCTTCTCTAAGGTAGGCGTCATATTCGGAGCAGGCTTTGGTCAACGGATCCATGTTCTATTCTCCCTTCGCTCTCTGGCGCAGCCCATCAATCACTTCCTTGAGCTGCTTCGCTTCCTTCTTCTTGCGCTTCAACTCTTCCTCCAACACATCGGCCCTATGCTGCAGGGCTTCCCTTCTTGCTCTGTCTTCATGCTTCATGGCGTCCATCATTCCCCTCCCCTAATCTTTCGCGCTGCCCATTCAAAGGTAGTAGCTATCACTTTCAACATATTCTGCCACCTTTCATCCTCGGTGCGGCCTGCCCGCTTCATCAGTTCCGCAGCAAAGGCATCAAGCTCCTTGGCACACTTTTCCCGTTCCTCTTTCCTCGCAAACGCAAGGGCTGGCTCCCACTCTTCTGTCTCACATTCAGGGCACTGCTCTCCGCTAACCCAACCGTGCTTGTCGCACTTCCACTCACCCATCATTCCCCTCCATTTCCGTCGGAAATACGATGCTTGTACTGCTCTGCCAGCATCATCTTGCGGTACTTGATATACAGCCTCATGTTGCCTATCCGTTTCGCTTCCTCTGACAGTCTGCGGTAGTGCTCTGCCATATCCATTTAGATCACGTCCCTTCCTTCCACCCTCATAGTGGACGTGTGCATACGGAAGAATGAACGGAACTCGGTGCTGGTCTGCCTATTCTTGGTGCAGATCATATCCATGTTATCCCACGTCCCTACCGTCTTGCCATTCTCCCATACACTGGGCCTGTCCAAGAAGTAGATCACATCGGCGTCCTGGGCAATGGTGCCACTGTCCCTCAAGAGACCATTGTGGTACACCCTGTTCTGCTTCTCGTTGAAGAACGCTTTGACCAACTGGTGGTTGACCATGACTGCGCCGGGGCTAACGTCCTTTTGTGCCATCTGCTTGAACGTCCTGGTGACAGTCATTAGCTCCGCCAGTCTGCTGCCCTCTCCGTTGCCGGGGATCAGGTGCATCCCATCGAAGATGACAAGCAGAAACGTATCAGGGTGCATCCTGGCACGGACACGGCGCACGGTGGCACGGATCTTGTGGATCGTCTCGCCCGACGGGTCGTTGAGGATGATGGTCTTATCTTCTATCTCGGCGCGGCTTGCAGAGAGTGTTGCAATCTCCCAGTCTTGCAATCCCTGGCTCAGATACCCTTCCTTGCGCTTTGCCATCTCTTCTGCCTTGCCGTTGGCATAGCGCCCCACGGTAGAGGTCTGCAAGAACGCTGCAGCGTTCAGGTACTCATCCTTCTGATCCTGACTCATCTGCAATGCCTTGATACGGAACGGGGGAATGTACTGATTCGGCGTCTCCGGCTTGGGTGTCCCACAAGAGAGTAGAAGACTCGTGATCTCCCCGGCGCTCTGCTCGGGATGGAAGTACAGGATCACCACGTCCCTGTTCACCTTGGCTACACCACGCACGATGTTGACAGTCATTGCGCTCTTGCCGGTGCCTGGAATCGCTGCCCCTACCCAAAAGCGGCTGTTCTCTATGCCGATGGTAGCACTGTCCAGGCCGGGCAGTCCGGTAAAGACACGATCCCCCACTATCTCCTTGGGGTCAAAGATGCCGTCAAATATCCGTGCCGTCTCGCTCTTGACCGTGGTAACAAGGGTAGGTGTCTTCTGGCTTACTTCGGTGATGATCTTCTCGGCATTGGCGAGTAGGCCGTGGGTATCCTCTTCGCTGTCATTGTGTGCCAGCATCGCAATCTTCTGTGCTGCATCGTGCAGGCTACGCCTTACCGACATACGCTTGACGATGTTTGCATGATGTTCTGCATGAAGAGAGGTGGGCACACTGTCGATGAACCGCGCCACCGGCTTGAGGTTCTTACCCTCAAGCGCATCGTCCAGGGTCACAACATCAATCGCGGTGTTGCTCTTGTAGAGGTCGAGCATAGCCGCGTAGATGATCCCATGTTCCTTCTTCCCAAAGTCTGACGGTTCCAGAATGGTGGCAATGATGGTGATTGCATCGCGGTCAATCAGGATTGCCCCAAGCACGCTCTCTTCGGCCTCGCAGTTGATTAGTACTTCGTTGGTCATACGTCTATCCTCCCGGTAGGTTCTCTAACCAAGGATCAGCGCCATAGTCGTTTGTTACTACTCCCTTCGTCTTTAAGTGATACTGGCAATGCTCCATCAGCCGGTCCCTATCCAGCAGAGCATTAACGAATCCATCCACGCTCCACCTGTGGCCCTTGGCGTGTCCCTCTCGCCACTCGTACCAGGACCGGGGCAAGGGGGGCAAAGGACTCTCCAGTTTCCCCTTGTCTGCTATAGCCTCGGCACACTTCTGGTACACGTCATCCCCGGCCATGTCCCCGGCTCGTAAGGCGGCGAGTATCCCCTTGATGTTACTCTTCTGCTTAGGCTTGAACCACTTGGCACTACACACAGACAGAAATGCCTCTTGCTCCGGTGACTCTGGTATCTGCCACTTGGGGCGGGCTTCGTCGTCTCCCTCTGTTCGTGTGCCACTAAGCAGATTGTGGATTACGGAGTTGCCCCCTACTTGTCCTGCAGGTGGTCTGCTACCTTGAGCATTAGCCTGCCTAGTTGCAGCTCCGCCGTTGCCAGGTCTACTCCCAGGTTCGCCGTGATATTCAGCACGTCGTCGTAGTATGCCTCCGCCGCCTTCCGCGCCTGGTCTATCTTGCTCTCCAGTACTACCAGCTCCACCGCCATGCTGCCCCCCGCTTCTGTCAGCAGCTTCACCATCTTCTCCAGGTCCACCAGCTTGAGGGCCAATCGTAGGTTCTCTGCCTCCTTCTTCGCCATCTGCTTCTCCAGGGAACGCAAGCGACGACTCAGGCCGGCCATTCCCTCGACTAGTTGCAAGTTGAGTTCTAGCTGTGATTCCATAAACCCGATCAGATTGTCCATTCTGTCCCTCCTTTAAGGGTACCCCATCGCCGTCAGGCGTGGGGGGATCTTCTATGGTAGTCTCTGTTAAGTAGTCTCTGTTAATGTTTTGCCCTGTAGGGCAAGTCTGATTTGCCCCCTGCGGCAAGTCTGATTTGCCCTGTAGGGCAAATCGGGATTTCTCACACATTGCAGCGTTCAGCGCCGACATAAACACTGGCTTGTTGATTCTCATGTGGATACGTGGGACATTACTGAATCGCCACAGCTTGCAGATGATGAGCCCTTGCTTCTCTAGAATCTCTCGCGCCCGGCGGGCTTGCTTCTCAGTCAACCTTGCTTCTTTCCACCACTCATTGTCTGACTTGCATAGCCATAGGTGTCCTTCCTTCTCAACCTTTAGCCTTGGCTTGCCATCCCGTTTGCTGATGCCATGCCAGTAGTGGATCTGCGAGAGCATAACGCCCGCTGCCAGGTCGCCAGTGATATCCACAAACCACTTACGGAAAGCAATGGAGTCTTCATTGACTGCTTCGAGGATCTGAAAAGAATCATAGTTGCCGATAGCTTGCAATGCCGCAAGGTCGCGCTCGTCATAGTGGCTAATCTTGAGTAGCTTGTCCTCATCTACCACATATTCTGTTCCCGGTTCCTTGATGCCGTTACTCATGTTACTCTCTCCCTTTCATGGGAGACATCCTTACGGCTCTAAGGCTCACAAAGCGATGCCTCAATCGAATAGTCCAACAAACTCTTCCCAGTCCGACACTCGCTCACAGTCACCGCAGATGGGCACCGCTGTAAGGTCTGGACTGTCGATGTTCTTTTCACCACAGACAGGGCATACCCACTCGATCCACTTGTAGAATACAGGATCGGCTAACGTCTCTTCCCACTCAACTGTTACCCCATCGTCGGCGTCTTCATCCATCGCCCAGTAAAGGTTACTCATGCTCGACTCCCTCCTATTTCCGTCGGAAATCTAGTAGCCTTCATCTTTCCAGTATGCAACCGCCTCTTGCAGCAGGTCAATCAGTCCTTCGACTTTCGATAGGTGCATCTGGATCCCGTTTGCCCCGCGAATCTCAACACAGGGCCGCTCAACCCTTTCTCCGTCTCGATACATGGTAGAGAAAAAGGCGTTGACTTCGATACCGTCTGCCGTTCCGATACAGACAATCGGTTTCATGCCCCCTCCTCCTTGTCCATGCCAAGCACCCACTGCATGGTAGCTTTCTGGATTGCCAGTGCAGCAGTAGTGCCGATGGTTATGCTGGCATCTATGCTTGTGACTATCTCCGGCTTGTGCTTGGTGTAGAATTGCAGCAGATAGTCTATCTCCATCAACTCTTTCCTGATCTCTCCCTCTGTTCTCATGCTCACCCTCCCCTATTTCCGTCGGAAATGCAAGCGATCTCCTGTGCTACTGCCAGAAGTGCAAGCACTACCCCGCCCATTATCAAGCGGTCTGATGATACACCGTCGAGCCCTCCCCAAAAGATGGCAGAGCCTACAGTTAGGAGAGCTGATGTCGCATAGACCGCAGCCAACAGTTGCCTTATCAGTCGTGTGACTATCATTCCCTCTTCTCCTGCCAGTGTGCTAGCGCCTCCCTGCCAGCGTCTGTTATCCTCTCAACCCATCCTGTTTCCTTATCGAAGGCCACTCCAACCAGGCCACGAATATGCAGGGCATTCAGGCACCGTTGTGTAACGGGCGTACCGTATGTCCAGCCCTCGTGCTTGGAAAGGTATGTGAGCGCCCTTACCTGTGCCTCACTTAGCTTTACTCTCTTGCCTAGTTTCTTCATGCTCCCCTCCTCCTACCAGTACCCCCCAATGCACAGCCCTACCGCTACGGCCAGGGCCAGCACCAGAAAGATAATGAAAGGCTTGTACCACCACCACTTATACATTCGCTTCCTCCTTATAATACAATGACCCACTATTTCGGATCTTTCTTGGTCTTTTTGGCGGCTCCCCAGTACACGAGGGAATAACCAGAAAGACCCGAAATAGTGGGCCTGTGTGTGTACTTCGATAGCGGCTTTCTCTTGCATCTTACCCCCGCCAGAGCTTGATGCCTGCCGATTATCAGTTGTCTAGACGTTCATCGTCAGAGCACATCATACCATAGATCAGGATACGTGTCAAGTGCTCACAAACCTGAACGCTCAATACGCGCACAGTCGGGACACAAGCCCCTGTTATCCAGCCTCTTCTCACTGGCCGGGAACGCACGGCCACACTTGCCACACTGGTCCCACACCCAGGCGTCGAGAATCCTGTCCCTAATCTTCTTCTTCATCTGGCCCATCCTCCTCATAGGACTGAATGACACGCTCCAGGTCGTCAAGGATACGCTTGTGGTGAAAGGGATAGTCGTGTAGGTCTTGGGCAGCATCGGCAAGGTTGTCGAAGAGACGCGGGCTCTCCAGCACAAGGGGCTTGGCCCTGTCTATCAGGTCATTCCACCTGTCCAGCATCCTTGTCCTCCTTCTGCACATAGTAGTGCAACACGGTCATCTCTTTGGTGATATATGCCAACGTGTCAAGTGCTCCGACGGGACTCCCGGCCCACGGTTCCCAATCGTCATCGCACCAAATCTTATCTTCTGGCAAGATGCGTCGCTCCCAACCGTCAGTACCTATCTTGCGGTATTCTACATAGTCCCACTTGGCTCTATCATACTGTTCTCCCTCAAGCAGTAGGTCCAGCCAGCCCCGTCCCTTTTGCTGTAACACAATCTCCTGTGCCAGGCTAACCTCCATCGTGATTGTCGTGCGCCCGGTGATAGGATCCCTTTTGTCCTTCCGTGCCTCGATAGGGGGCAACCTTAACGGTCTGGTCCTACCCTCTCTATCCAGGTCGGTGGTGTTGTACCCCTCAATATCAGAGGCATGTTCAACAAGCTCCGTGATCTCTTGCTCGATGTCATTCACCGCTGCCTGTAGGTCTTTGACCTCAACCTCTTGCTTCTCCCTCTGCTTCTCTATCAGGCGAGCCTCAACCTCTCCCAAAATCTTGGCTCTGTCCAGAATCTTTGCTGCTACGGCACGATAGCGACGATAGAGAGGACGGGTAAAGCATTGCTCAAGTGCAGGGTTATCCTCATCGTCTTTCGGCAACCAGGAGTAGTCATTCTTGGCCAGCCACGCCACAGCCTCGACCACGTTAGCCAGGTGAGTAGCCTCAGTGGTGCTGGCCTCCAGGGTGTCAGTCAAGACGTGATGCACCCACTCTCGGAACGTATCACAGCACTCGGGGCTCCCCTGCCAGTCACCGGAGACGTAGGCCCGCCAGATGCGTAGCTGTACCCCAACCTCACTTATGCGGCCCATCGTGACCATCTTCTGCAGCCCCATCTCCAGGGCAGTACCCCGTTCGTCTGCCTCAAGCAAGGGCCAGATGCGCTTGATGTAGACGTGTGCAAGCTCGTGTTCCTTGGGCTTGGGCAAACCGTCAAGGATACCTGGGCTCTGTGTACACAAGTCCCTGAATCCTATCCAGTCCACGGTAAGCGCGGCCCTGTCTGCTGTAGCGGGTAGCCCTACCTCTGGATCGGGAACCAGTAGGCTATCAAGGCCATCATCTACAACTGCCAGGGCTTGCAGTTCTTCCCTTGGTGTCATGCTCCCTCCTTATAGAAACGCCGCCCCGCTTCCTCGGCAAAGGCTTGCTTCACCAGATCGTGTGCAGGGCTATAGCCCTTAGTAGTAAGACAAGTAAAGCAGCCCGATACCTTGTCATAGCCAGTGACTTCGCGGGGGTCCATATCAAGTTGCACGGCAATATTCATAGCCGCCAACTCCTCATCGGTGAGTCTACGGATTGACAATGTTGCTGCTACAATCGCCATTCGTTCAGGATCCATTAGTCCTCCCCTATAAGGGCCTGGTGGGCATCCTCATTGATGATCCTCGCGTTCGTCTGAATCAGGAGACGAACATCGGTCTTAACTGCCTCTCCACTCTTCACCCACTGGTAGATTTCACCTGACAGCTTGCGGATACTCTTCAACGTAGCTCGTAGCTGTTCCAGTTCTTTCCCTAACTCATCAATGGTCTGCTCGTCACTTTCTAGAGTCTCTTCAAGCTCTGCCGCGCACCCTTCGCATAGGTGAACAGTCGCCTTGTTGTCGCACTTGTCACAGAACATCTAGCCCTCCCTATTCCTCTTCCTGGGCACGATAGTCTTCCTCTGTTGCCCATTCCCATACCGTACCTTCTTCCTCGGGTGTAAGGTAGCAGTAGCGGTCAAAGGAATCGTAGTAGTACACGTTATCCTGTCCGTCTACGGTATCCAGTTGCACGATGTCACCTTGCACGTTGCCAAAGGTTGACTTGAGAAACCGAATGTAATAGTCCATGTCTAGCCCTCTCTATTTCCGACGGAAATCAAAACAGCATCGGCGCTTGCCCGTTAGCAAGCATGGGACGCAGCCAATGGTCAGCTTCCAACTCCCACCGGCTATGCACCTTCACCACGGCACACCCTACCAGCAACATCAAGTCAGCGTGATACCGCAGGCTCTTACCCCCAAACTTCCCATCACTCAGGGCCGATAGCCCCGCCTCCAACCGCTCCCACTGCTTCCAGTTGACAACGTGACAGGCTACACACTCCCCTGCTTGCCACCAGCACAGATGCACCACGGCCAGCCCACCCCCTGCACGATGGTTACTTAGATACCGACGCTCCTTGTCAGACAGGTTAGACAGGGGGAAAGAGCCCCTGCCTTTGGCGTCAAGGGTGATACCCTTGCTCTCCACCTTCAAGGGATAGGTCGAGACGTGCCCATTCAGACGCAGGGGGATATCACCCACGAAATCCACGTCCTTTGAGACACGCACCTGCTGCCCGGTCTTGAGGGTGATAAGGTCGTCCCGCGCCTTGGCAAGATTTGCTCCCCATCTGGCCCACTGCCTCTTGACAATGGCCTCGCTCTTGCGCTTGGTTTCCAGGTGCTTGCGCTTTGGTTCCCTTGTTCTGGCTTGCTCTTGCTCCTGTTCGGTAAGCTGCCGACTCTGCACCAGATGCAAGGGACCATGCAGGGCTTCCAGTTCTTCAAGGTCTGGTGGACTAAACAGGTCAATCGCTGCCATTCTCCAGCACCTTTCTACCCTCATCGGTAAGGTCCAGCGTAAAGGTCAAGAGCCCATTGCCCTCATCTCGCAGCGCCGACAGGTATCCCTCTTTGATGAGGCCATTCAGCCTGTTAGAGAGAGTAGCCTTGGACGGTCCTACCTCAAGCTCATGCTGCTCCGCGATGAATGCGCTGAACGCATCCAGTGACAGAGGGCCATGCTTATCGTTGACCGTCACACGATAGTCAGCCAACGCCCACAACAAGTCAACATCTTCCAGCCTAACGATAGTATTCATGCCTGTTCCTCTCTTTTGGTAGCCAACAGAAACCGCAGGTCTAGGTATTGCTGTGCAGCCGCCTTATAATCCTTCTCTCTCTGTAAGCGGTGGGCATCAGCCCGATCTACAAGCCAGGCTAACGCCTCTACCTCTGTTTCAAAGACGGATTGATCCTTGAGCAGCCGCCTTCCGACATAGAGATAGCCTATCACCTTCTCTGTCTTGCCGACAACGATAGTCTTCTCCGTCTCTTTGACTACCTCGACAAGCGTGAGCGATGGACTGCCAAACTCGAACCTAGCCACGCACATTTGCTTCATAGTCTCTTTTCCTCTCTAAGTACAAACGTTGCTTAGTGCCAATGGGGGCAGTGGTCCTGGTCACAACCATCTGGCTCTTTTCCCTGCCTCACTTTGATTTTGCACATCAAAACTGATTCCAAGTCAGGCCGGGGTACAGACGTTGATTCAACAGTCAACGTCGCCGGGAGTGCGTCAGGACAATGCACCGCCAATTTTGTAGCCTCTTCCCATGTCATACCATCATCCCCCTATTGAAATCCCGTCCCAAAATTTGTACCAGGGCCGGAAATCTCAAGGTGACTCCCGGCCCCGATGCTGCTACCAAAATACCTGAATGCGCCACACTTGCAAGCTGCCATGCCTCCCGCTTTCCGTGCGAAAGGGGCTGTAGTACCGATATGAGGCGCTGTTCCACTTGATGTACAGTGGGCCGACGATGCGACTCAGGGTATCACCAAAGATGATGTTCTGCAGGGGTTTCATTAGAACTCCACTTCTCGCCCACAGTTAGGGCAAACAGCCAAGGCCACGTAACTACCCGGCCTGGTCCACGGCTCGTATCTCATTTGAGACTTGCAGCGCCGACACTTCATCTTTGCTACGATCTCGGCGTCAATCTGCTCCACTTCCTGGTTAGGGGCTTGGCACCTGTACCCTTCCATGCTAGTCCTCCCGAATGTCCACGATCATCAGGTCCAAAGTGTAGCGCATGGAAACGAACTCGGGATTGCAGAAGATGGACGACGCTTCGGGGTACTTCTCGGCCAACTCACTCACAGGCAGTACCTCACTGTAGTTGGCCTCTGGATTGTCTGCGAACCTGACTGTTACCCTCAAGTACTTCATCTTGCTCTCCCTTCTCTCGTTCTGAACTACAGCCCATTGTATCATACCTTTGAACGGTTGTCAATACCCAAACATAGGTTCTACCTAGGTACTGACGGAATTGCTGCCTTAGTTTCTGGTGTTAGGCAGTAAGATGGAACACAGACACGGCCCTTGGGGTTCTTGAAAATGGCGTATCTGACCTTGAGTGGCCCAGTGGGTTCGGACCACTGCTCAAACTCGCCCCTAGTACGCCGCATCTTCCCGGTTGCAAAGTCCTTGTAGGTATACATCATTCCCCCCAGTCAATCCAGGTATTGAACCCAAAGCTGGCGGTGCAGGTTGCCACGCCACGCACCAGCAAATCTTGAGACTCCTTGCCCGACCTCGCTGTTACGGGATAGGAGAACTCACGTAGATAGCCCTCTCCCTTGCCCTGTGCATCGAACAGCTTACGCTCCTCGGTGTACACATACTCTGTAACAGAGTGACGCACGATGAACAGCTTGGATAGATCCATTCATCCCTCCCTCTTGCTTGGTCCATCAGTGAAGAAGTTGTACACGATGTTGTAGATAGCGGTATAAAGCCCCTGGTCCTCTGCTGGTTTGACAAACCTACTGGCAAACACAGCAGCCCTAATGCCAAAGCCTGGGCCTCCCTGCAGCACATAGGCGGGGTTTTCTGCCTCGCCTAGCATCCTGTAGAATGAGTCCCAAGCTTGCCAGTACGTTACCCCTCTATCTAGGCGTGGCTGACTAGTCTTCAAAGTAGGTCCGGTCTTCATAGGCAGACTCAAGGTGGCTATCCTCTTTGGGCGGCTTCCATTCATGCCGTAGATAGCGAGTAGCCATATCATCCAGCAGCGCCATGATACCCTCAAGGCTACTTGCAGCCCCACTGGCAAACTCTACGCCCATCTCGATACCACCATGCCATATCTGGCCCCAATACCCCTCGGCGTCTTTGGATAGGGCAATATCTTCTCCATGCTCCATCCACTTGTCCAACAGTTTCACCACCAGGGCAGCGCGGTAAAGCGTATCAAGTGCCTCGCCAATCTCTGGATCATACGCCGTCTGGTCTGCAAAGTACTCATTCAGTAGCTTGTGTGCCTCTTTCGGTTTCATTCTGTCCTCCTATTTCCGTCGGAAATCGACTTGCAAAATTTGTGCCATAGTCTAAAACCTCAAAAGAGTGACGGTTGTGCCACGTACATATCCCCCACTGATTGCAGGTTGGGGTGCAGGCGGTAATAGGTCAATACTGTCTCGTCGCTTGGCTCATCTGGAAAAGGCAGGATTCCTTTCGCCTCTTGCCATAGGAACAGCACCATAGCAATCGTACCAGCGGCGGTCCACGCTAGATCATCCCTCACATACTCTCGATCACAGCTATCTTCCTGGGGGCAGTGCTTACAGTCAAAGTTGCAGTACACGCCCTCTGAACCGATTAGGGGTGCAGCATCATACCGCTTGGCAGCAGTAGTAAAGATAGCTTCTGCATGGCGGGCGAGTCTGTCCCTATCCTCATAGTGCTCCCAAAGGGCAAACGTCAACTCTTCCAGGTAGGTATCACGCACCGCACACCACCCACGGAAGACTGCATCTAGCGCCACTTCCTCGGGGTGTTCTTCTCTGTACTTCCTTGTCTTCCACCCCTTGGTAGATTCATCAAGGTCTGCTAGTGCAGCACGAAGTAGCTCATCCTCCGTGATACTGCACTCCACAAGCTCGTGAATCTTCACAGTATCCCCCTCTGCGCTGCCCGGCGCTGATCCTCAAGCTCACGCCTGTCCTCTGCCACTTCTTGCCATGCTGCATCAGCACACCACTCACAGACCATCTTATTGTTGATGGTCACGGTATACAGGCATATCCTGCCACACAGGGCACAGATGGTAAAGCGCATGGCCTCACGGTATATCTCATTCGCTATCCGTTGGGCTTGGTTCATTCTTTACCTCCACAGAACAGGCATTTGAGGCTTGAGTTGGCACATCTCTTACAGCCAAGGATGCGATAGCAATTCTTGCATACCCTGGCCTCACACCAGTCACGATGCCGACCGGGGTGCTCTGTTGCCACTTTCCCGCATACAGGACAGCGGGGGGCAGGGGCAAACTTGGCACAAAGCTCCCTGGCCGTAGGATACAAAGGCTCAAGGTATTTGTAGCAGTACAGGGGATCCGTGCGGTAGATACAGTAAGTGCAAATTACCTCGCTCATGCAATCTCCTCCTTATCGAACCAGGCATAGTACCCCCTGCTATTCTGGCAAAGGATACGCTTCTTCGTGACTGTCACGATGGATACCAGGACTCCAGCAAGGCGAAACTCTGTATCTCCTGTTAGGACAAGAGAGCCCTCACACCGTTCGTAGAACCAGGAACCAACCTTTGTCTGAAAGACTGCAAGTGTCTCGCTCATTTCCACTCCTTTCGCCATTTGCCCACAGACCACACCCAATCATAATCCTTTCCCTTGCGGGGCTTCTTGATGGGCCGCTCGACCACAACGCTCTCCCAGTTGGTAGTATCCACGTAGATGAACTGGCTTGTGTTGGGATTGTAAACCCGACCCATGTTCCCAGTGAACTCGATAATGCGATCCACCACAACGGGGTAGCGGCTGGCCTCGATGTTAGACACCGACAACCACCTATCCTCGACGGGTTCATTCTGGCGGGTGAGCCAGCCGTGATCAACGGCCAGCTTGCCCTCATAGTCAATCAGCCGTGCCATTCTATCCTTCCTTTCCCCACTCCACCCACTCCACCTAATGGCCTAGACTTCCACCGAATAGGTAAAAGCTCCTACTGTTTCCGTCGGAAATCCAGCAGCAAGAAACGTATGGTCCACCCACCGGGTAAGCCTCTCCACTACACCAGGATAGCAGGCATCATAGGCCACAGTGCCCGGCTCCATGCCCAGGTCCATCAAGAGCTTGGACGCCAACTCTTCTACCTCGATGTACAACTCCTTCATCCTACCCATTGCCCTTCTCCTTCCAGGCCACCTTGGCTTGTGCATTCAGAACGGCCAGCAGAGCATGAATCTGCTCCATCCATGGCCTCTTAAAGCACACGTCACACAGGGTACTATCCCGCCTTGCTTCTCTCTGGTTGCACATGATACACTTCATGGTTAGTCCTCCTTGTCGGAAATGAGATTCTCGACGTTGGCAACCACGGTGTAGAGCTTCTTATTACTCTCAAGCCACTCCGCCATGTAGCCCTCATTCTCGAACTGCATTAACATGAAGTAGAGGCTGTCCTTGTCCTCCGCAGACTTGAGCAGAATCGTGGGCTTCATGTACGTAGAGCCCCATACTCCAATGCCGCCAAAGGGCGACTCGACATTGAGAAATGCCTTTTCGTGCGGGCTCGACAACAACTGGTGAACCGTAACAAATGCGGGCATGGTTAGTACCTCACTTTCCACTCTGGTGAGAGGCTATCAGCATAAGCCTCTCTTGCCATCTCTCGTGCCATCTCTTCCCATACTTCGTTGCTTTCACCGGGATTGTTCTTCCTCACTTCTCCAAGATAGTCCCGGTACAGCTCGTATACTTCGGCCTCTGCCTCCAAGTCACAGAGATAGTCAATATCCTCGCTCTCGTACTCGTCAAAGGTCATCATTCCTCCCTCTTGCGTAGAATCAGGCCACAGGTAGCAACACCAGTCCCGCTTTCCTTAAAGGCATCGCGGGGAAACAGTAGGGCATCCCAGTCCTTGTCATCCAGCCAACCGCTGAACCGCTTCTCCATCCACTCAAAGCACTCCGCAATGTCATCATGCCCACTATAAGCCATCACCGATACCAACGCACCACCTTGTACAAGATTGTTCTCATAGAGGCGTTTGACGTGTTTGAGATCCTGCTTATTCTCAAACGGGGGATTCATCAAAACCCGGTCCCACACCCCATCAAGCACCATACAATCCTGCCCTACAACACTATGGCCTTTCTTCTCCAAGAGATTGCATAGCGTAGAGTTCCACTCGCACACGTCCAGCTTGCACCCAGGATGCAACTCACGGATCACGTCAGCAATAGCACCACTGCCTGCAGAGGGCTCGATAACGGTCAGTCCATCAGGATAGAGGTAGGCGGATTCAATCAGTCGTTCTACAATGGCCCTCGGTGTAGGGTAGAATCCCGGCACCTGCCCTACCATCAGCTTTGCCTTCTGCTCCAGGCGCTCAAGCTCAAGTGCTTCCTTGCTTGGGCCAGTGCCATTGATGAGAGCCTGCAACGCCTGGCCCTCGGGACTGGTATCAGCGTACTCTCCAGAATCACCCCCTTCATAGTAGCCATCACTCCGCCACAATGTGTGCACCAGGGAGAGAATGTTGCCCTTGGTGCCCTTTGCCACGTCCTTGAGGATATCAGGCAGAGTACCCATCTCCAGGGCATCGGCCATAGCCCTCATAGCTGCCTGTCCTCTCATAAGGTTAGCCCCATCGTGGCGACGACTGGCAAGCTCCCTCATGCGCTTGGGAGTAGGGTTCTGTGTCATGGGCCGGTTCTTGTCGTCAATCTCCTTCTGCATCCTATCGGCCATGACGCGCAGCTTCTCAATCAGGTGTCCATTCCCATTTCCGACGGAAATAGACTTGGGGGTGACAACGGGCGGCACAATCTCTGAAACGGGAACCTCGATCATCGGCAAGCCAAGCTGAACGATCTCCATGCAATACCTCCAGGTAGACGTAGGGGCACGGCCCTCAACCACGCCAAGCGGCTGTCCAAGAACCTCGGTCATCTCTACGGGGGAGACTTCTTTCTGGATATACCATGCTTCCTTCTTACGGCCCCACCGTGCTTCCCAACGCTCCTTCATGGTGTTGCGGATCTCTTCTGGCGGCTTGTCATCAAACTTGGCCCACGTCCAATCACGGTCAAGAAAGTAGATCCACTGCATGGCTAGTCCTCCTTGCGCTGTTTCTTCTCAACCGTAGGAAAGTCGCTGGTCCTGCTCACCTTGCCACAGGTTTTGCACTTGCTCACGCCAACGACGACGCCCCAACCGGGCACGGTTTCCCATTCGTGCAAGTGTTCTTCTTTTTTGTCCATCCTATCCTTCCTCCTTCTTGCTCAAGTACTTGGAAAGAAGATCAATCAGCCCCTTCACGTCATTGTAGTGACAGCCATACTCATTCGATGCCAGCAGCCAAGCGAGATCGTCAAGGTTGGCCTCTTTCACTTCGGCCATGTACTTCATGGTATCTGCCACCAACCAGGGTTCCTGCGTGTTCCGTACTAACATCTCACGCAATTTCCAAATCATCTGGTTCATTCTGTCCCTCCCTCCTATTTCCGTCGGAAATGTGGGGGAGAGTCAGGGGCACTCTCCCCCACTTACCTAGAACGTCACCCGGTCAAAGTAGAGAGGCCGGTTTCGCAGGTCGGTTAGCGTCTCTTCCTCTTCATCTTCGACCACTTCACCGTGGGCACCGTTGCGGTCCCAGTGATTGAATGGTTGCCAGTGGTCCCAGGCGCTCACTTGGCGTAGATGAGCAGCCATAGCGTCTTGTGAGGGCACCGGATCCTTCTCTGCAATGCGCTCATCGTCCTTCCAGATATTCACCAGGGGCTCGATCTCGGCGCGTACTGTGCTCTCAAAGTCTCCCTTCTTCCCTTCCAGGTCTGCAATCAGCGCCTCAAACTGTGCCCGTAGCTCGGTAATGTGCTGGTCCAGGGATTGATAGTCCTCGTTGTCTGCAAGCACGGCCTGAACCAAGCTCTCGGTCACTTCGCTTGGATTGCTCCATGCCTTGCGAGAGAGGGCATCAATCAGGTCATCCCAGGAAATCATGGTCAGCAAGCCCTCAACAATCAGCTCGGCGTACTCAACACGCTTGAGGGCATCCAGCTCATAGCCAAGGGGCGGGCACAGCTCAAAGATGGTCTTGAGGGTATCGTGCTTGAGCACATGGCCGTTGTCCCGTAGAGCATAGCCCAGTGTAGGGGAGAGATACTTGGCCTGGTCCACAACCCGGTCAAACTCCTCTTCTCCCTGGTATGCCTCGCCGCTGATGTCAAAGATGGCGTTGGCCTGGCACCACCGGGTATAGGCGCTGTTGACGTGGTACTTCACCTGATATGCCTTGCTCAACAGGTCGTGGCCTAGTCTTTCTACCTGTTCAGGCTTGATACCGACGCGGCACCAGTTCATCTTGTCGTCGGGAATGTACCGGCGCATCTGCTCGACAAAGGTAGGGGCAATAACGCTCTCCCCATCATAGTCCCAATCGCTGATCACCAGGACATAGCAGGGATTCTCTTCCGTAACCAGATCACCGGGCGTCTCGGTCTTGTACCAACTGGATAGGGCTTGGCGTACCATGTTCTCGGTGCCAGCCTTGCCCATCTTACCACCACCGGAGAGGGCACAAGCTGCCCCTAACGCCTTGGCAATCCTCACGCAGTCCTCATAGGCCGCATCCTTCTCGATGCAGAAGACGATATTAGAGAGAGGGTTGGGCAAGCGGTTGTAGACGGAGAACACTTCAAACTGGCGGCTCCCATCCTTGACGAACATATCCAGGTAGGTGACAAGGCGGGTATCCACAAACTCACCGTAGACGGTGGACATGCAGGCATTGGCACTCACGTCATTCATCTGCCCGCTCTCTTTGTTCCGCCACACGTCAAGCAGCTTGCTAATGTACTGCAGGGCTTCCTTGTGCCCCGCATACCACAGCTTGCGCAGCGTCTTGGGCAGTCCATCCCCTTCTGGTCCCTTACCGAACCGCCCAAAGTTCCACATAAGCTGCTGGCAGATGACTTGGGCACGAACCAGGGACACACCAGACACACCCTCCATACTAGACAGGCGCTCCCAAAGGTTGTCATTCTTGAGGATATGGTTGACCGGGTTCTCTGCCCAGTCTTCTGGATACCAGGGGTTGATACCCAGGCTGGCAAACAGGTCGCCGTTCATGGCGTTCAGCATATCGATGGTCCAGTTGTTATCCAGGGCGTACAGTGTTGCCTTGTCCATGCTTAGTCCTCCTTGTACTGAGCCTTAAAGCACTTCTCGCAAAGCCACTGGGTATCATCCTCGGAGAGATACCCGCAGTTGTTGCAAACATCGGCACCGCAGGCACACTTGCGAATGCGCTCCCTCTCAGTATGTGTGTAGCCACAAATCTCACACTCGTACTCATAGTCGCACTGCACCTGTGACTCGAAACCTACGAGCATTGCATGTTCGTTTAGGTGCCGTTCTAGCTCTTTCAGGTCGAGCATGGCCTGCTCCATTTGCCTGTCTACGGTGCTGAACCAACCTCCCTTTGACCAAATCTCTAGACGCGGGTTTGTCTTGTGAGTCTTCATCCTAGCTCTCCTTCTTCTCTTGTAGATACTCACGCATCTTCTGTTCCACCACTTCGGAGATTGTCTTGCCCTCACTTGCAGCCTTGGACTTCACCGCCCTGTGTAGGGCCTCATCCACATCAGCATAGAGTCTCTTACTCATGGTTCTGAACCACCTTTCCGCGTTCAGACCACTGAACGCTAGTTTACCATACAATCGTTCAGATGTCAATACCCAGTTTCTTGACATTTGTACACTGACGTGATATACTGTGAGCAATCGAATGACCGGGGGAAAGAGAGAATGGCGACGTACAGCACACCACTGTCAGAGTGGATTTCGCAGCAGTTGGACCGCCGCGAAATGTCCCAAGCAGAGTTCAGCAAAGAGGCTAACATACCCAAGGCCAATGTGTCATACATTATGACCAAGGGCCACGTTCCGCAGCATGAGACGTTACAGAGGATAGCCGACTTCTTTGAAGTCTCTGTCTTCTACGTCTACCAGTTGGCCGGTCTGCTGCCTCCCCACGTTGATGTGAGAAACGCAGACCCCGCCACTATTGCCACGCTGAATGAGGCAGAACGGATACTAGCGAAGATGACACCGGCTGCTCGCAAGCAGTACCTTATGGCTATCCGCTCCCTTACCGCGTTCGTGAGCGAGATCACGGTTGAAGAGGAGATTGAGGCGTAGGCACATTTGTTCTGACTTGCATGTCATAAGGTTGTGTGGTATAATGTCATCCATCTTACTCGTAGTGGAGATTGCATGGAAGACTGTATTATCGCATTGTCGGCATTGTGCGATAGCCCCCGCACAGCACGTTACATTCTGGATATGTTGCAGCATCGACGGACAGACCCCCTTTCTCTGCTGCAACGGTGCTTTGCGGGGCTGATGGCTTGGGATGGAAAGAGCCCGCTGTTTGTCTCTGATCCCACCCTGGTAGATGAGATCAAACAGGTGTTGGCTGTTCCCATCCCGGTTCCCATCGACCACTAGAAAGGCATCTCTTCTGGCTCTGTTCCTGCCACACCACCCTTCGACTTCTCACCAAACTCGACATTGTTGCTCGTAAGAACCAGGCTCCCCCTTGGCTCTTGGGACACCTTATCTGCCCATACTTCAACCTGTACGCGGCCTTCGACAAGGACGTTCTGGCCTTTCTCAAGGTACTTGGCACAGTCTTCGGCCAAGCCGTTCCACGTCACCACCTTATACCAAGTGGTAAACTTCTGCTCGCCGGACTTCTGGTTGACGGCAACGGAGAACTTGCAGACGGGTTTACCCTCTGTCGTGTAGCGCAGCTCGGGCTTTGCACCCAGGTTGCCAACGATGGTTGTTTTCTGATAGTTCATATCTCTCTCCTTGACTTCTGAATTGTAGTCTGCTATACTAGCAGCACTGGTGAGCGTATGTTCTACAACTGAATAGGAGAGGGCCGGTGCTTCTTATTCTTGCGAGGGAAGTGATACCGGCCCTTTCCATTTATATGAACCGTGTACTTGACTTCTGAACGGTGGAGTGATATACTCTAGGTGTCCATCCTCCTTTCTCTAGAGGGCCGGGATTTGCCAGGAGTCCCGGCCCTCACGCATTTCCGACGGAAATACTACGCGCTCACCAGGGGATGGGCACCGGGACCAAACATGCTATCCATGTGCCATACCTCAATGAAATGCTCGTCGGTGAGCACAAGGGGCTGTTCCGCATCGGGAAAGTAAAAGTGGCCCATGAACCGGGCCACTTCCTCTTCCAGCTCTGCCCTACTCATGTTGGTAGGCAGCTTGATAAGGATAAACTTAGGATCCATAGTCTTCCTCCTTTATCTCTACAGAGACTTTGATCTTGTAGATTACTTCCACGTCAATATCAACCTGTACCCCACAGCCAGGGCATTCCTCCCGGCTAGAGCAGTCACCCGATTCCTCTCCAATCAGGTCATCAGCCAGGTTCATCAGATCAGCGCCACAGTAAGGGCAATCCAGTCCATCAATCTCACGAAAGTTAGTCATTGCTTTCCTCCTCCATGAACTTGGTTTGTACTTCTGTTCCATCGGCCAGCGTGAGGCTGTCATAGCTCATCAGATTGTAGACCTCAACCCAAGAGGCACCACAGTGAAGACACTCAGCTTTCCGTGTGACAACTGTTGCTGATTCTTCAATGGGATCATCGTAGCCAAGGCCAGGATCCTCCCCACAGTTAGGGCAAAAGTAGCCGTCCTGGTCCACATACGTTTCATTCAGCAATGGCATCTTCGGCCTCCTCTTCAAGATACTTCTCCGCATAAGCCTGCAGGGTACAATCGGGCGCACACTCGCCTGTCTCATCGTAGTACATGCAGAAACAGCAAGCCTCTTCCACCATCATCTTGTGACAGAGAGGGTGGTACACCTGGCCGTCAATCTCAAGGCCATCGTCGCCAACGGGTAGCATACAGTAGTCACAGGTCTTCATGGCTTCACTCCTTCTTACTTGAACAGGTACATAGCCTCTCGAAACGATACCCACGCACCACCGATGGGCAACCTATACAGCTTGGCCTCTTCCTCTTTGAAGTCGGTGGCACTCTCGAACGTTGTCCAGCCAAACTGATTAGACCAAAACATAGGCTCTCCTTCCCTCTCTGATTCTTCCTTGCTGTAAATGTAGTACATGCTCTCTCCTTTAGGGGGAAATAGAAAGAGCCCCGGCTATTCACCGGGGCTCTACGTTTCCGACGGAAATGGATGCTAGTCGATACCACAAGCCTCTATGTCAGAGTACATCACACCATCGACGGCCATCATGCTTGGTGCCCAACCGCTGCTGTTGACAAAGTTTGACGCTGCTTCCAGGCTATAGCCGTCAGTCACCAAATGAGCAATCAGGGCATCTGGTGAATCAAAAACGGGTGAAACAGGGGAACCCTCGCTAACTGTCTCCCACACTTGCCAACCCTCACCTGCAGGCGGCTCGATCTTCTCCCAGGTATCATACTGCTCCTTGGCTTCGGGTGAAGACCAATGCTCCCCGGTTCCATCACAAACCTCACACTGGCCCCACACACCCAGGCGCGTGGCCCTGGCCTCGATGCAAATCCAGCGGTTGATTGCATCGTGACCAAACGAATGTTGGCTCCAGTAGTTCACCTGTTCAGGAGTAGGCATGGTAGGCGGATCACATGGCACCCAACCCTTATCACGATCACGCTCATCCAGCACGAGCCACTGATCACCATCTTTGCGATACCACAGGGGATAAGTCAGATCGGACAGGCGGCCATGCTCCATCAGGGCCTCGACCTCGCCCGCCTCTAGCTTATTGTCCCATCGGTGACAATCACCGACGATCTTCCAGGGTGGGCGCTTTGCTGGAGTGCCATCCGGTGCTGTACCATAGACGTACATCCAGCGATTGCCAAACCCATCGTGATCGTACCAGTCATCGGCAATCTGTTTCGTCTCGGGGTTGTAGCCGGTGCCATCACACTCTAGACACTCGTGCCGCGCCTTGGCGAACGGATTGAGATAACCCTGCCACACCTTGTTGAGCGGCCAATCAAAGTCCAGTGGAACACGCTTGATTTCCCTTCCCATCGTTCGCTCTCTCCTTTCGAGCCTATTATACCACAGGGACGTGGCTATTCCGCAACAGTTTCAGCCAACGTTGCTATTCCACGATTGGCTTTGCTTCCAGAACCCTGATACCGCGTTCGTTCGCCTCATTCCAGCACTCGATACAGGCCGGGAAGTCGGCTACTTTGTCATCCTGTTTGACCTTGAGTACAACGATAGCGTCATTCTCGCATTGTGACCACTTCACAGGCCCGAATGAAAAAGCGCCACCCTTGCGTCTCCAACCCTCACACCGCATCTTATCCATTCTGCTATCCTCCTCTTAGCAACCTTCTCGCCACCCACAACGGTGGCAGATATGCCTTATGATCCCCAATGCTCGATACGTCAACCGGATAGGCTTACCACAGTTAGGACACAGCATGGCCGTCCTCATTTCCGTCGGAAATAGCAGCCCGCGCCAGTAGCACCGGGCAGTCAGCCGTGTGCTCGATTGCATATCTGTCAGCGTGGCTCTGATGGCAGAAGTTGCAGTAAGTCAACGAGCAATCCACGGCAACCCAATAGCCAGTGGTAAAATTGCGCTCATCTTCTACTAGTTTGCGCAGCAGTCCCTCCAGCCGCTCCCCCCGTCGCTCTGCCCTCAACATACGGGCAATAGCATCCTCAGCACGGTTCAAGATTGTATCACTGTCCATGTTGGTCCTCCCCTTCTGTATTTCCGTCGGAAATCATGTGCAGATACGCAGCCCTGCACTTGTGATAGTTCCGACAGTCCATGCACCCACCATCATAGTAGCGGTTGCAGTCCATATCCAGCTCATCGGCAACCAGCCACATAAGCCGCTGCTCATTGATCCTATCGAGGGCCTGCAGCCCATTGTAGTGAGTACTGAAATGCAGACTCATTGCAAGCTCATCCATCTCATCTCTCCCTTAAAGTGTATTTCCGTCGGAAATGCCGCTACCCCAGTCGAATGCGGGCACGTTTCCAAAAGGTGTAGATAGACCACAGCACCCTCTCTCGCTCAGAATAGCGGTAGTGAGGATCCATATTAGTCTCTATCCACTGATGGCGAAAGAACCACTCCATATTCAGTACAACCCTATAAGCCAGTCTACGCATCTTGTCACCCTCCCCCTCTTAGTCGAGTTCTACCCACTCGTCACTATCGTCGTCCACAACCTCAATCTCCAGGGCGGTGTACTCCTGAACGTAGTTGTGAACAGCCTCAATCGTGATAGTACTCCCATCGAGCGTCCGAATCTCCAACTTGCTATCCGTCAGACGCACAGACTTCGTGCTCCGCAACTTCCATCCCAGGCTCTCTAACTGCTTCTTATCCATCTTGTCATCCCTTTCTATTTCCGTCGGAAATGGCTAGGCCACGTCACCATAGCCCCCGTCAAGCCACATTCGCTCACAGAGAGCCATCGCCTCCCTGAGATTGGCAATAGACTCATCGCTCCCCGGCTCTGCCTTGGTTGGCATATACGTGCGCAGTATCTTGACGCGCATCATTCTAGAGGGTCGGCCAATCCGCGAATCAATCTTGTGAGCCAGACTACGTAGCTTGTCCTCGCTCCAATTCACCGGCTTGCTCTTGTCTAACCTTACAACCGTCACCTTGTAGCCGAACAGATTGAACTCCATCTTGTCATTCTCCCCTAAAGCAATCCTTCCCGCTCCAACACATCAGCGGGGATCCTAGAACGCAGTACTGCAATATCATGCTCCTTGCCAAAACGCGGGCACAGTCCAAATTGCCTTTCTATAATGCTCCTGCGCATCTCGCAACCGACGCTCCACCTATCCCTCTCTGCCAGTATCCTCTTTAATGCCCCAACCCGCCTTCTCGTCTTACGGTCCATCTTGTAGATAGGCTCCCCAAACTCATTCAGATCCATCTTGTCTTTCCTCCCTAAGTGTGATATACTTCTACACATGACGACAATGAGGCTTTATATGCCATGACCAACCTGATCGCACCCCATACTGCCATTCAAGCTGTATCCCCACAGGACGTGAAAATGTGGGAAATCGTACAGAAGGTGAGGGAACAGTTTGGAAAGGACTGCGCCACGACGCGGTTGGCGTGTCAGCGGGCAGGCATAACGCACTCTCTGTACTATGATGCCCTGCACTCTCCCTATGTGCAGGGCATGTTGGCTCAAGAGCTGGCGGCCCGTAAGCAGGTGCTGCACCAGGTGCTTGAGCGAGCGTGGGCACCGATGCTCATAAACATGAGCAATCTGGCGGCTTCTAACGATTCCAAAGAGGCTGTACAGGCTGCGCGGTTGCTTGTAGAGCTGGAGAAGGGGCTGCAAGAGGATAGCAAGCTGCTTGAGGGGCCTGCTAACAAGAGCCATCCAGCGCGAGCCCTGTTGGAATCGGCGCGAAAGGCGACGTTTCGGCGTACAACCGTCACGGAAGAGGTTGAGATCGAGCCTGACGACGCCATTTCCGACGGAAATGTAGTTGACATGGAGCCCTAAAGGGCATAGACTTGTTGCAACAAGTCGGGGAAAGATGGTGCAACCATATGTGGTCAAGGCTGCATGAGCAGTGTACAGAGTGTGGGAGTACAGCGCATCCTCACAAGAGCAAGGGTGTGTGTACAGCATGTTACTACCGGGCATTGCGTGAGCCCAAGCAGGTTGAGGTTCCGGTAGTCGTCCAGTCTGATGATCTCGAACGCTTTGTTGCTGCACTCCCCTCACTCCTTAAGGAAGCAGGCATTAACGGTTACACGGTGCGGTACAGTAACGGCCGGGTGACTATCCAGAAGCTCAATACCAAGTTGAGAGCCACCTGGCCGTAGCCATTTCCGTCGGAAATCTAGCCCCGGCAGCTCATAGGTGGGAAGAGGTCGCAGTCCTCATAGCCGGGCTCATCGTTCAGATCCTCACATCGGGCGTCATCCCACATGCAGCCCTCACAGTGATCACCAGGGTGGCACAGGCGGTAGCAGGGCAGGCCACCACGCATCACCTGCTGATACTCCCATTCGATCTGGCTGGCCGACGGCTCGTTACCCCGGTAGTAGGGGGTCCCGTCGCTCGTCTGGTTCCACGGTGCGTCACTGGCCTTCTCGTACATCGTCTCATCCATGCTAGTCCTCCTGCATCTGCTCGTACCGGGCATCACCGTAGACATACCGATACTCTGCCTCTGTCAGTTCACACGGCTGGTAGTTCCCACAGCCACAGTCAAACTGCTCGTGTGCAGTATGCCATCCCTGCACCGCCTGTCCACAGTTCTTGCACTGAAAGATCCGATCCTGGTTCTTCATGTTCATCCTCCCTATCGTTCTGAACTACGGTCCATTGTATCATACTCCTGAACACTTGTCAAGCCCCAAACTGATGTTCTAGAATGGGGCTTGACTCTCAATCACCAGCGCACACACCTGGCATAGTTGCACCACTTCACAAAGAACACCTTACCGTAGGCGTTCGTGGCCTTGCACCAGCTACCACGAGTAGGAGTGCACAGTCCACCACCCAACGCCTTGCCGATGTACGCCCCATTGGCATTGTAGCGGTTGTGGTAGATGGACAGGTACGGCGTGAAGAACACCGTCCTGGCGAGAACTGGGGCTTCGGATGCAGGAGCCTCGATGGCGGGCTCGGCCACGGCAAACGTGGGCACGAGCGCGAACAGCACGGCCAGCAGAACCAACGCGAACACGACACTCTTGACGGTCATCGTTCCTCTCCTTATAGATATTACAATGCCCCTTGCCCACAAGGAGAGCAAGGGGCTATTTCCGACGGAAACGCTACTGCATCAAGACCACAGGCAGGGGCTTCGTTGACCACCCCTTACCGATGTACTTCTCGGGGTTGCGCATCACCTGGGGCACTGCCTTGCGGAGATCGTAGGACGCAGGATAGAGCACAGGCTTGCCATGCGTGGGCTCGGGCGCACACTCACCCAAGTAGGCACCCCTCATGCGGTCGATGCGGAACGTGCGCACTTCCTCGCGGTAGGTATCATACCCTACCACACAGATCCCATCCGTGCTCTTGGCCTGGTAGACGTGGGACACCAGCAGCTTGCGGTCGCGGGTGACAGTGCTACCATCGCTCTGTGGCGTCTCGTACCGGATGCACAGGAACCGGCGGAAGGTCATCGACTCAAAGACCACACCAAGGAACGGGTGTTCCTCGATATAGTCCTCGCGCACGTTCAGGTAGGACGTAAGCAGCGATTCCTCGTGTTCGATGAACGCCTTGACTTCCTCTTCCTGGCGGGCCAGCTCCATGCGACCGTGGGGCTCACAGAACCGGGCAGGCTCGGGCAGGATCTCACCGCACTTCTCACAGGCGTACACTTTCATCTCATCCTCTCCCTTCGGGGTTTCAGGTGCCGCTTCCACGGCGGCGGGTTCCAATATCTCATCCAGCACCCGCACCACGGCCTCTGCGACTTCCTTGCTTGTGACCAGGGCGGGGATTTCGTCAAGGAACGCAAGGCAAACATCGTTATCGGTCACGTTGCCATACAGGGCTTCCCACTCCTCTTCCGACAGCTCGGGCTCTGCCACAACGGGGTTCACGTCCATTACCCCATCCAGCCACTTGCGGGTGCCAGTTGCCTTGAACGTGTCAATCAACTGCTCCCCATCAGGCGACATTGCAGTAACCGTGATCGCGCCACGGTCCAACTCAACGTCGTCAACGTGCCAGCCCTTGAGGACAAGCGCCTCATAGACCAGCTCGACCGTGCTCTGCTGTACCTTCTTCGCCATGTTCATATCTCCTTTCAGAGATACCTACCTAAAGAGGTAGGCAACGCCCTTGGCAGGGCACAACCTTCACAACCCATAGCCCTGATGCACGATTAAGGCGCATCAGGGCTATGGGTTATTTAGTTGTAGGGGAAAAGAAAGAGCCCCTAGAGATAGGGGCTCTATTTCCGACGGAAACGGTTAGTGATGGGCCTCTCCCATCACTCTTTCAATTTAGTCTCGCAGGCTATCATACTGTACGGTGGTCACTCGATGGGACTCATCCCACACGGCCATCTCGTACATATCAGCGAACTTGGGCTTGAAGCCAAGCAGCTCGGCGGGCTCTCCAAGAGTGAGGAAGTGGTCTAGCTCGTAGATGCCGCCTATAACCACGTCATCAACACCAAACAGGTGTTGGGACAGCTCCCCCACCCTCACAATCGCATTGACGCACTTGCCAAAGCGGGTATAGTCCACCACCATCCGACCGTAGCCAAACTTGCCACTGGGTTGAGAGAAATCCATCTCTAGAACCTTTCTCCCACTAAGGTAGGGTTCACCTTCATAGACTATCGTACCATACTGCTGAACGGTTGTCAATCCTCGAACTGTTGTGCTATACAACCCTTCCTTTCTTGGAGTGATACCTTGTGCAAGACGCCTTATAGGAGCACGTCTCACAGTTACCATGCGCACACACGCTCACCCTGGCTACATACTCCTGGTGTGCATAGGTAGTAAGTAGCTCCTGCCTGGGGTCAGGCTTGCGTTTCCGACGGAAAAGAGACATAGCACCCCCTTATAGGTATAGGCTATGCAGGCAAGTACAGACTCGAACTGTAGCAAGGCTATCATCTTGCATCACCTGATCCTGCCCATGAAGAAGGTGCAGTGGTGGCACCTGCACCAGTACCAGTACAGAGCATGAGAGTAGGCATGTGCTGCTATGCCCTCCTACCTTTTGAGTAGGTATCTCCGCCTATCGACCTGTAGCACGCTCCATGCTACAGCTCCACACTCGCCAGTGCAGAGGGGTTCCCCATTACTGCCGCTACAGGCTTTTAACCCTTTCTCTTAGCGCCTCCTGTAGCTAGGGGGCTCATGCTCTGTCTACGATAGGGTAGGGGGGGGTATACCCACTAGCATCCATCCCCCTATCTCCCTATATCTATTCATAGGATGAGCGGCAAATATGTACCGTAGTGAGAATCTTGACAGTAGGTGTTCATGGTAGTATAATGGTGTTCATGGGGATGAGAGGTGTGGGGAGTCCGAGACACTGATGACCATAGACACCGCCGGGTGCTGCCTTGGGAGTGCGGTGCGAGCCAGATGTACGGCCTGGCCTCATCCCCTAATAGAGAAGGAGGGGAAGGGAATGAAGGTTCTTAGTGTAGATGGTCCGTATGTGAGTTGGGTTGTGGAGACGGATAGGGAAGAGTGGCCCACGTATGAGCGTAGTTCTAGCGGGAATTGGTTGAGGCTGATGGGTGAATCCTGGGAAGTGGACTGTTTTCCAGAAGAGTTAGAGGCAGCGTATCAGGCTTACATTTCCGACGGAAATAGGGAGTGACATGGAGATTGATTTTGGAGATGGGCGTGTTGCCAAGTGCGTCCCTATTCTGGAGCAGCCCTATGAGAACTGTACAATTAGTGCTGGTATAGCGGAGGGCATTGAACCAGATACAGTCTATCTCCGTTTCGAGAGAGAGGAACCAACCACGATCTTCATGCGACCAGACGAGATGCTTGCGGTCTTGTGGGCCTGTTCTGGTACGCTATGGTCCGTAGAGCTTGCGGGGCAGATTGAGGAACGGTTGCGGAACACAAGAAGACGTGCGGTAAGATTTCCGACGGAGGGTAAGTGAATGGATGGGTGTACTTGGACGGGGAATACTGACGGTATCTCTATATATGATGATACCCCGGTGCTTCGTTTTACCAGTGGTGGGATTACCTTTGGACTGAACGAACAAATAAGGGAGGAAAAGATGATGGAGAGGCTGTTGACGGATCTGGTGGTGAATCTGCAACTGGGGCGTGAGGAGTTGGACATGATTCGGGCGATCATCAGGCATCCTGACTGGAAGGAGAGGTACATGCTGTACTTGCTTGCTGATGATGTTCGGTCGTGTGACTTTATGCCCGAGACGTTGGGGTATAAGGAGGAAGAGGATTGAACAAGATACTCACCCTGGTAGACGAGGGCAAGGCTACAGCCTACAATCCCGAGATAATGGATAGGGTAGTAGCAAACCGTCTCAAGTGGCGTCATCTAAAGCAGGAGCAAGTAGATGGGGCGCTAGGCTTTGTAGCCTTGCAGGGGAACTACATAGGCAAGAGTGTGCTAATGGAGCTGCCTACCGGGGAACTGGTAGGCCCTTTTCTTGTTGCGGATTGTGGGGCGGGGAAGGACCAGGCGTGGTTAGACAAGATCAACTTTGCCATTGATTTGAGCTACGAGCTGGCCCTCAAGTATCTTCCATCGCCAAGGATCCCCCTGCATGGCGTGAAGGTGTGGCTTATTTCCGACGGAAATGACGGCGTTGCTGCCCTAGTCAACGAGGGTGTGAGGCCCTATGAGGAAGTGCGTCGGGAGTTGGGGCTTTCCGATGGGGAGGATGACTGATGCCGATATACGTCTATGAGTGCCAGGGATGCGGGGAGAGGGTAGAGGCGCTGAGACGCATAGAGCGGCAGGATGAGCCCCTTGAGTGTCCAGAGTGTGGGGGTGAGTGCAAGCCCTGTTTCACTACAGCACACTGGAACTGGGGCACGGCTGCAGCAGCTCATGGCGGTTTCATCGAAGAGACGCGCAAGGGGTATCATGGAGTGAACTGGGTGGGGGGCAAGAAGTGAGTGTAAGTAGGAGAGGGTTTCTTGGTGGATGCCTTGCATGGGCCGCTGCTGCCTGTGTGCCGGTAGTGGGCCTTATCAAATCTAGGAGCGTAGTCTATCCCGCCTTGAGGGTAGAGGGTGGAAGTCCATTGGCTTCGCGGTGTCATGTGAGGTTCAATGGTCATTGGCTTGCCAACTGTCGGGTGGCCGATACTGGAAAGGGGGAGGTTGAGATATTTCCCCAAACGAAGAACGGCAACCTTATTCCTGAAGGCGATGCGCTCTGTGTTCGTACCCTTAGGGGCCACGTTGAATTGTGGATGCACGGCGATGACTATGTTTCGGGGCCGTTGCAAGAGTACTGTGGCGATCCCGTTCCCGGTGGTCCTGGTTGGCTCTGGCACATCAAGACCAATACCGACGGCCTTGAGCGAATAGCATAGGAGGCAAGAAGTGAAGCTATCCGAGTTGATTGAACGGCTGAAAGACGTAGAGGAAACGCATGGGGATATGGAGGTTCTTGTAGACGGTCATGGTATGCACAGTGAACTTGAGGTCGAGGACTTAGCCTTAATCACGGAAATGTGGGGCTACGACATATTCCTTGCTATCTCGGTTTGATAGGGGGTGCATCATTTTACTCACTATGGTCACGCACGATCTAGAGGATAACAACAGGCACCCCCTTACCCGGCGAACGCTGGCCTCTATGCGTAGGACTGTTGACTTTACCAAGCATACCCTCATGGTATCGGACAATGGCTCCTGTGCTGCTACCCATGCTTTATACGACGAGTATAGCGACATAATCAGTCACGTCTCATACAACGGCTCGAATATTGGGACGGCCAATGCCCTCAATAAGTTGTGGCGGTACTATCAGCCTATGTACAAGGCGGTGTGCAAGATAGACAACGATGTGGAGTGGCACGAGTCGGGATGGGCAGATAGAATGGTAGAGGTATTCGAGCGAGATCCCTCTATCGGTATCTGTGGCCTCAAGAGGAAAGACCTGGAAGAAAGGCCCGACCATACTAACCAGTGGTATAGGAGCAAGTTGCGGTTCCTGCCCCACGAGAAAGGACAGCGGTGGATTGTTGTCGAAAGCTGCAATCACATCATGGGCACGGTCCAAGCGTACCGTGGAAGCCTGATAGGTGACAATGGGCGGTTTGGCTATTTGTGGCAAATGGGCTGCTACGGATTAGATGATAGTTATGCCGCTGTTCGTATGAACGTCCTGGGCTATGAGAGTGTCTTTCTGCACGGCTTTGAGATAGACCACATTGATCCAGGGAACACAGCCTATACGCAGTGGAAGATGGACGTTGTACGCGACCCGGTTGCCGACTTTGAGCGCATCAAGCAGGAGTACATTAAAGGCAAGCGCCCTGTGTTTTACGACGGAGGATTCTAGAATGGTAATACTTGCCTGTGTGGTATGCGGCCTGGCGTCTATAGTGGTGATATTTGCCCTAGCCCTTGTAGCCCTCTTCGCACTGACTCTCTATCTGGCAGGAACATGACAGGTGTAGCAGTAGTCGGGCTAAACAGGGGCGGCACAAGTGCGGTGGCAGGGGTGCTCCATCATCTAGGCTTCTTCATGGGGGATGACCTATGGCCCCCTTCTATCCACAACCCCAAGGGCTATTTCGAGGATAAGCGTATCACAGAGCTGCACACGGCCATGATGGGGGGAGACTGGAAGAATCCCGACCTCGATCACCTGTTCTGGAATCGAGATCCGCTTGGCTACATTCGTCTTATCCGTGAGTTTGAGAAGCATCCCCGATGGGCCATGAAAGACCCGCGCTTTTGCTTTCTCTTGCCAGAGTTGAAGACTCATTGTAGAAGCATCAAGGTTATCGCCGTGTTTCGTGACCCATACCAGTGTGCCAATAGCCTCTTTCGCCGGGGTGGTCACACACTGGAAGAGGCTAGAGCTATCTCTTTGCGGTATCTCAAGGCCATGATGCAGAACGTGCCCGATGATGCCCATTGGGTATACTACAATGACCTTGTAGAGTGTCCAGAGTTGGCAGTACGAGAGATAGCGGAGTACCTTGGTGTAGAAGTAACACAAGAGGCTGTTGACTTTGTAGACAAGAGCTTGAGGCATTGGAGGTAACGAATGAAGGGGAATGAAGTAAAAGTAGCCATCATCGTCTGTGTGACCGCTGTGCTTGTTATCGCCATCGTCGTGGGTGGCATTTGTGGCAACCGTTGGCTGAGACAGCAGGATACCAGGGAGCTAACAGAGTTCAGCATTGCGATCACCGTGCCGCCCGGCTTCACCTGTACGCAAAACATATGGATGACTGAGGGCAATCGAATGGCCGGGCTAGTTTGCAGGAGGAACAAGTGAATGTATCCGTAGTTGGACTAGGGAAGCTCGGCGCTGCGCTTGCAGCCTGGATATCGAGCAAGGGCCATAGTGTCATCGGAGTTGACGTAAATCCACAAGCTATCAAGGCTATTTCCGACGGAAATGTAGCAGAGCCCGGTGTGAATGAGCTTGTAGCACAGTACCCCTTTCACATGACCACGAACCTACAGAAAGCGGTCAAGGAATCGGAGATCACCTTTATCCTTGTCCCTACGCCATCGGATGACAGCGGGGCGTTCTCCCTGGACTACGTTCGAGCCGCCTGTGAGAACATCGCCATTGCTCTTAGAGACAAGGACGCCTATCACCTTGTAGTCATCGTCTCTACGGTCATGCCAGGGCATACGCAGCAGATAGCAGACCTGATGGAGAGGTTGAGCAAGAAGAAGTGTGGCTCTGACTTCGGCCTCTGCTACTCTCCAGAGTTTGTTGCCCTTGGCTCCGTGCTGAGAGATATGGAGAACCCTGACTTTATCCTCATTGGAGAGAGTGACGATAGGGCAGGGGAGATGCTGGAGATGTTCTATCATGCAGTCTACGGAGGCTTCTACATTGACGACAACCCCCGAGTGTACATTCCCCCACCTATCCGCCGCATGAGCTTTGTCAACGCCGAGATTGCCAAGCTGTCACTGAACTGCTACGTTACCATGAAGATCAGCTATGCTAACATGGTAGGGGAGCTTGCGGGTATCGTGCCAGGTGCTAATAGCGATACCATCCTACAAGCCATCGGCCATGACTCACGCATTGGCAAGAAGTATCTCAAGTCGGGGGTGGGCTACGGGGGGCCATGCTTTCCGAGGGATGGACGGGCTCTTATCTCTGCCCTTGGAAGTGAGGACTGGCCCTATCTGGTTCATGCCACTACCCGCACGAATCGGGACGTACTCATGCGCTTACTGCACACGGTAGAGAAGTGGTGTACGCCAAGGGACACGGTAGGTATCCTGGGACTGGCGTATAAGGTTGGAACGCCGGTCACAGAGGAATCACAGGGGCAAAGGCTGGCAGAGATAACAGGTGCCATCACCTATGATAAGCTGGCCCCATGCAGCCATACCTATGAGGAAGTGTTGGGCCAGGCTACAGTCCTTGTGGTCATGCTGCCAGAGTGGACGGACTTGAGTGCATCGAAAGCAAAGATGGTACTCGACCCCTGGCGGTGTGTAGAGAAGGTGCCAGAGGGATGCGTTCATATCAGGATGGGAAAGAACGAACCATGAATGTTCTGTGCGTGTGTACTGGGGGATACAGCCGTTCGCAGATGACTGCGGCCCTGTTGCGTTCCTGGGGAGTGACCGCCAAGGCAGCGGGTATCACCGACTGGGGCAACGGTATGCTGCCGGGCGAGAACGTGCTGAAAACCATCGAGGAGTTGGGAGCCAAGCCAGAGCCGTATGCTGCCCATCTAGTGACCAGGGAAGAAGTAGACTGGGCGGATCTGATTCTGGTATTCGAGCAGCAGCAGTATGACTACCTTGAGCAGACTTTTCAGGTAAGCTATAAGGTGGAGCGACTTGGCGATGCCGATATCCCAAACCCTAGCCATCTGGACCCCGGTGCCCTGCGAGAAGTGGGAATGATGCTGAAAGAACATCTCACAACACGAGGAGCATCATGGCTAGAATCTGTGTCACGGGCGGCGGGGGCTTCATCGGGAGCCATCTAGTTGGCTATCTCAAGGAGTTAGGCCATTGGGTAAGGGCAGTAGACATCAAGGGACCAGAGTGGGGCTGGCCGGGCAAGGAGCCCGACGAGTTTGCGCTTCTGGATCTGCGACGATGGGACAACTGCATACTTGCTACCAGGGCAGTAGATCAGGTATACTCCCTGGCGGCGACGATGGGCGGTATTGGCTTCATTCATGCGTACCATGCCAAGATCGCATTCGAGAACAGCGTGATTAGCAATCACACCCTTGAGGCATCGAGGATCAACGACGTGGGGAGGTTCCTCTTCTCTTCCAGCGCCTGCATCTATCCTCTCTATCTACAAGAGAGTCCAGACGTGACCCCCTTGAAGGAGAGTGACGCCTACCCCGCCATGCCAGAGGACGCCTATGGGTGGGAGAAGTTGGTCACAGAGAGAACGTGCCAGCACTACTATGAGGACTATGGCATGGAGACGAGGGTAGCGCGGTTCCACAACATTATGGGACCATTCGGCACCTACGATGGGGGTAAAGAGAAAGCGCCCGCTGCCCTCTGCCGCAAAGTCGCTGTTGCCAAGAAGACAGGCAATCCCGAGGTAGAGATATGGGGCGACGGCCAGCAAACCCGTTCATTCTGCTACGTGGATGATTGTGTCTTCCTGTTGCATCGTCTCATGGAAAGCGGCTGCAGGGAGCCTATCAACATTGGCACAGATAGACTTGTGAGCATTGACGAGCTGGCCGACATTGTAGCCGGGGCTGCTGGCATCGATATCGTCAAGAAGCATGTGCCGGGAACGCAGGGAGTGAGGGGCAGGAACGCCGACCTGACCATGATGAAACAGTGGCTTGGCGAACCGCGTATATCATTAGAGGAGGCAATCGCCAGGATATATCCCTGGATTGAGTCTCAAGTCAACTGAACGAAGGGAACGAATGAATGAGAAAATACTACCTGACCCTGAGGTATTTCGTGTATCACAAATGGCATGTGTTCAAAGCAGCTCACCGTCTTGGTGAAACCCTGTTGGGTATCATCCACGACTGGAGCAAGCTGCTGCCTGACGAGTTCTTGCCCTATGCAGAACACCACTACGGGCAGCAAAGGGATGAGGATGGGTTTTGGGAATCGCAGTACAGGCACCAGAGGCGCAACAAGCATCACTGGCAGGCGTGGTTGATTTCCGACGGAAATGGAGACGTTGTGCCCTTGCCCATGCCAGAGAAGTACATCAGGGAGATGGTAGCCGACTGGGTTGCTACGGGCACCCTACCGGGCCACAAGGGACCGAGAGAGTTCTACGAACGCTTTGGTGAAGAGATGATCTTGCATCCTCACACCAGACGAATCTTGGAGGGAATACTATGTGGGAATGGCTAACCAGTATACAGGGGCTAATTGTCTTGATGGTTGCTCCACCACTGTTATGGGGAGTCCTTGGATTCCTTTTCAGGGTGGACATTAACATCTGGATCAGTATGTTGCTTGGCTTTGCTCTTGGCCTTATCCCGGTCTTGTTTGCCCTTCAATGGTTTGGTCCTGGGTGGCAAGTGCTTATGATATTCGTTCTAATGTGGATAGGGAATGTCGTAGTAACCTGGGTGACTTGGAAGGTTCTTCTATGACTATCGAGGACGTAGAGAGATATTGGTCATCGCGGCCCTGCAACGTCAAGCACAGCCCTCTCGATATTGACGTGGATCCTCTTGGCTACAGCCAGGGGGTGACGTGGCGTAAGCGGTTTGTCGAGCCTCATACCATGTGGTTCTCTAAGTGGTGGAGATGGGCTGGCAAACGGGTACTTGAGATGGGGTGTGGGATAGGCACGGATACTCTTACTTTTGCCAAGGCCGGTGCAGAGGTAGCAGCGGTGGATATCAGCAAGGAGTCTATTGGGGTTGCTGCCAGAAGGGCAAGCGCAGAGGGAATGGATCTGTCGAACCTTATTTGGGTTGTGGCAAATATAGAAGAATCGTTCTGTGGGCCAGATGTTGCGAACAACTTTGAACACTTCGGTTCTTCTGAGAATGCAATCAAGTGGTGGACCAGCTTCGACTTGGTATATTCCTTTGGCGTCATCCACCATACTCCCCATCCCTGGCGGGCAGTACAGAACGCCTATAGCTCCCTCAAGCCCGGCGGCGAGTTCCGCTTGATGCTCTATCACCGCAAGAGCACAAAGGTTCTACGCATCCTTATGCGACACTTGGGCGATCTCTGTTTCCGACGGAAATCGGTGGACCAGATCGTAGCCCTGGAGAGTGAGGCGCAATCCGGTTGCCCGGTGACGTACACCTATACCAAGAAAACCGCAAAGGAATTGCTGGAAAGTTGCGGGTTTCAGATTGAGAAGATGGAAGTAGAGCACATCTTTCCATACAATGTCGGAGCGTATAAGAAGTACATCTATAGGCGCGGGTTCCCCTGGAACGTCTGCCCCTATCGCCTGTTTCGCTGGCTGGAGAAGCATGTAGGCTGGCACCTACTCATTGTAGCGAGGAAACTTGAAGCAGACCTTTGATTCACTGGGCGCGACACAACTGAACAAGGCAAGGTTAGACCATCTGGCAAGCCTGGGCCTGGACCTTGAATGTAGGAGCGTGTTGGAGCCGGGCGCGGGAGTGGGACACCTTACCCACTTTTGGGAAGAGCGTAAGTGTGAGATAGTCAGTACAGACGTGAGTCTCAATAACGTCAAGACGCATCTCGACCGACACCCCCACCGTAGCGTCTATCTTGCAGACTTGGACCAGTGGGGGGAGCATAAGGGGTGTGGGCGCTTCAACATTGTATTCCTCTATGGCACCCTCTATCACCTGGCAAGGCCCGCGCAAGCAATAGCAGAGCTGGCCCCTCTATGTGACCTCTTCCTACTAGAGACGTGCGTGTATCACAAGGACGATGGTGAGCTACACAGCTACACGCAATGGCCTGGACTGGACCAGGGACCATCAGGAATAGCCTATGTCCCGGCCCGCAACTGGATTATGCGAGAACTGGGCAAGCACCTGGAGCACGTTTACTGCACCAGGACACAGCCCGACTCCGTAGAGTTTCCCCGGAGTTGGCCTGGCCCATCTACTCACCTGACACGCTCTGTTTTTGTAGCATCTAGAGACAGGCTGGATCTCCCTACCCTTACCAAGAAACTACCAAGGAAGCAATGAAAGCACTACTATTCGATGACAAGTATGTAGAGATTGTGCCGGAGTCGGCAAAGGACTGTGGCAGCTTCCGTATTTCCGACGGAAATGCAAGCGCCTACAACCGTGACTTGCTGCGCTTTTTCTATGGCAAGCTGGTTCAGGTTTCTATGCCGTGGTTCATAGACGTGGGTGCCAACACCGGGGCCTTTACCCTGCTGGCCTCTCACATTCCCCAAGCGAGAGTCTTTGCCCTGGAGCCCAACCGGGACATTTGCCAACTGCTACGGGACAACTGTAAGGCGAACGCCCTGCCTGCCGTCATTCTGTCCTATGCTGCCTGGGACAAGGATTGCATGTTGACCTTTCATGCCCACGAGGCGCACGGTTACAGCAGGGTGCAGTATCGCTTTCCAGCAGGGGGAGAGACGGCCAGCTATGAGGTTATGGCCCGTAGCCTGGACGGCCTCTCTCTTCCTTATGGGATAGGACGGCTGGACTTCCTCAAGATAGACGTAGAGGGAGCAGAGCTACACGTCTTGAAGGGAGCAGAGGGCTTGATAGACTGCCATCACCCCGCCATCTTCTTGGAATGGTGGGAGCCTCACTGTAAGCAATTCGGGTATCACCCAAGCGAGATAGACGCCTGGCTTGCAGCCAAGGGCTACAGCAAGCAACCCATCGGGCACTATGCCTACTATACTATGGAGGAAGCATGAACAAAGCAACGAGGGACAAGTATCATGGCTGGATTCGCACCCTGGCAGACGTTCAGGGTGGGCGGCCCAACTTTGCAGACCAGACGCCAGAGAGTCTTGACGTGCTGGCAAAGCTGTGCGAGATGTACAAGCCCACCGTGGTTATCGAGCTTGGCACGGCGCACGGTTTGAGCACCCGCCTGTGGCTTGAGGCTGCACCAGAGGCAAAGATTCATTGCGTGGATGCTGGCTTTGCACCACTACGGGGTACGGCCTCTGCCCTGCCCGTAGACTTCTCGCGGCTTACCCTGCACCAGAATTGGGTACGCGACGTGAAGCTGCAAAATCTGTGGGCTGCAGATGACCGGGTGCTGCTGTATGTAGACGTTCACTCCGACCATAGCCACGTCTTCAAGGCTATCCCTGATTTGCCTCATGGGAGTGTAGTAGCCTTTGACGATGTGTGGCGGTCTGACAAGAGCCTCAAGACGCCAGAAGAGAAAGAGGAGTTTCGCCTTACGGTGGTGGCTCCCCAGGTAGACCATACGGCACCGCTGGCTATCTGGCCTCTCTCTTACTGTGACTACGAGATGGGTAGGGGTGGCTTTTGGGGCTTTACAGAGGTTCCCGAGCTGATGCAGTGGGTGAAATCGCAGAGGGTAAGGCTGCACTGGGAGAAGGGTGCAAAGGTAGTGTGGTTCCAATGGCCTCAAGACAAAGAATAGTAGCCAGTCCATCTTGGGCATCATTAGCCAGCGATGCTTGCTATTCGTCTACTGCTGACGAAATGCTCAAAGCAATGGACAATACGCTTAGGTCACAATTCCTTGGTATAGATGTGATTGTCTCGCCCTATGTGCCAGAGGGTACAGCCTGGGTCTTCAACGAACCAGAGCTAGTACATTTGCCAAAGATTGAGTTTCCGCCGCCCGTTGAGACTTCTGTACCCTATAGCTTTACGTGGAATTGGAGTCCTGTATCTCCAGCGGCTATCTTCAATATTAACGCCATCACCGATGCGCCAGTAGAAGACCGCAGGCTGCAAATGTGGATCGGGTATGGGGTTCTCTTCTTGCTTCTAATTCTGCTTGTGTTGTGGGGGATAAATGTCGGTCATCCTTTTTAGCACACCCAGGCCCTTCGAGGGCTTATACAGCATCATCCAGTTCAACGCCATGACTTCATGGGCAAAGGCCGGTGCCCGCGTCGCCCTCTTCGGGGATAGGGAACACGAGGGGGATGCAGCTATCTCCCTGGCCGAGAGTCTTGGCTTTGAGATTGTCCCTGTCCGTCAGCGTAGTGAGCGTGGCGTTCCTTTGGTGTCAGACCTGTTCCAGCAGGCGGCGAACATGGCAGAGGTATCGGTGTACGTCAATGCCGATATCATCGTGTTCGATGATGTACTCCCCGCTATCGAGAGAGCAGCGGGAGAGTTCGAGAGCGCCTTGCTTGTGGCAAGAAGGTGGAACGTCCAGGTACTCGACTACCTTGCCTTTGAACCTGACTGGCAAGCAGCCTTGTGGGACAAAGTTCAGCAACAGGGCAGCAAGATGGTCGAGTGTGCCATAGACCTATTCGGCATGAAGGGGGAAGTGTACCAGAACAGACGCCCACCAGACTACGTGTTGGGTAAGTATACCTGGGACAACGGCTTGCTTGGCATGGCGAGGCGCAGAGATATCCCGGTAGTGGATATCACCCCCTGCTGTACCATTGTACATCAGAGCCATGCACAGTTGCCTTGGGATGACCCTGACGCCAACACCAACAGGCGGGTGGCTGCACCGTTATGTGGCCTCAAGGATTCGACGCATACCCTTACAGCAGAGGGTGTTGTGACAGGATGGAAAGGTTAATGCTAGAGATTCAGGGATCTAAGAGCGAGTGGTTGGTATCCAAGGTGGGCACTACCAGCATTTGTGCCAGCGTAGAAAATGGCGAGGTCAAGCGTATCGAGATCAATGGCCTGGAGAGCAAGAGCGTTACGCTACATCCTGGCCCCTATTCTGGCGCACATCAACTTCGCGAGTTGTACTTAGCCATTGACGAGATTGTTGACGCAATCAATGATGCCATAGTGCGTACAGGGATTTCCGACGGAAATGAGGAATGAATGAGAAAACGACTAAGGCGATTGTTGTGCAAGGTGGGTATCCATAGGTATTCGTGGGCACTCGATTGCGAGGGCTATCATAACTTCTGCGTAGATTGTGGACTATGGGAGCCTCTACCCAAGCAATCCTACTTAGCTAGGATGTGGTTCGAGGACATTCCCAAGTACCTACTTGGGCAGCTTAGAAAAACAGGGGACATTATACGCGGAACATGGCCCAAACGATGACACTACAAGAGATTTACGAGAGGTTGGGGCTGCTTGTCCCGACCACGCAGAATATGAAGGAGATCCACCATCTGGTTAAAGAACAGTCTGGTGGGATTCTGGCATGGCCGAGAGGTAGCGGGCGCACAACCAGAGACTTGGTAGAAGCTCTGTATCATAGTCAGTTTGGGCAAGTCCTGTTTCTGGTACACACACAATGGTATGTCAGAGACTTGCAGAAGAGGGTACGGGGGTGGGCTGATCTTCTTGGACTCGACCACAAGAACATTAGAATAGAGACTCCCCGCGATCCCATCCACTATATGGGCCTGCGATTACAGCACTCCGACATTGATCACGTTGTTTGGGAATATGATGGCGGTGTATCGCCAGAGCTAGTAGATATGCTTAAGAGAATAACGAGAGCCTTAGAGCCATGTTCTGAAAGTAGAGAGCATGGCCCGCAAGACAGAAGCACCTAGATTTGTTGAGGATATCCTTGTACCCGAGGAGATTGAGCTATTCGAGTATGCCCGGTCGGGTGACTGGTTTATTCGGGATGGCTTCTTGCGGTACGGAGAGGACTGGCCCGCCTACATTCCCAGGAGTGAGAACGGCCAGCCCATCATCAACGTGGCGCTGCAGTACCTCTTTGGCTGGCAGCTCCAAGACTTCCAGGCACCATTGTACTACTGCCCCATCCAAGATATCATGTTGCACGGCGGTCGTGGTGCCAGCAAGTCAGAGGCATTGGCGATTGTCTTTGCCACGCGCACAGCATTCACCCCCGGCTATAACTGGCTGCACACGGCACCCTCTATCGAGCAGTCCAAGTATGCCTATGATATCATCTTGGAGAAGGGGGGAGCGTCCAACTTCAGCCGTATCTTCCTACAGCATACCAGGGTGGCACCGGCACCAGATATCGAGTTGCGTCCCTGGAATGAGTTTGACCCAGGTACAAAGTTCTTCTTCCGGTCACAGGGCGGGCATGGTGGCAAGCCGATGGAGCTGCTACGGTCCCTTACGGCGGGCTACGTGACCAGTGATGAATCGTTCCGCATCAACATGGACGATTACTTTGTGCGCATCCTGACAGGGATTGCGCGTGGGCCTAACTGGTATACGCTCAACTCTGACCCTGCCCTCAAGCAAGAGTACGATGAGCGAGTCTTCGAGATGCAGACCGAGACGAACCCGAGACGGCGCAGGGCTTTGCAGAAGAGTCTCGATGCCTGGGTAGTCAAGAAGAACGTCACCAAGCGCACGGTCCTGATGCTCACCGGGAACGCTGGACCGTGGGCCTGGGAGTGGATTCGCTACAAGTGGGGCAAGAACAACCCTGATAAGCGTTGGTCTATGACCTGGACCAGCGCCATGAATGCCTACTTTGACGAGGACCAGAAGGGGCTACTCCGCCAGCAGTTCTTGGACGATCCTGATGGGCTGCGTGTCGAGATGGATGCCGAGCGCCCAAGGGCTGTCGGTGATGTGTTCGTTCAGGACCACCTTGATAACCTCTTTGACAACTCGCTCACCGAGACAGCGGTTGCAGCGGTAGAAGAGGAAGCGCCGGGCTGGAAGTTCATCAAACACGAAGAGTATGGGTTGGTCCATTATGAGAAGCCGCCAGAGCAGGGAGCAGCGTATGCGGTAGGTGGCGATCCGGGCACCGGGCGGGTGCCTAACCGGAACAAGTGGTGCAATATCGTCGCAAGGATAGACGCCCGCCCGTTCGAGATCGTGTACTTCCATGTGGGGAATGTGAGCAGGGTAGGGCAAGGTTCTATCCGTCCCTGGATTGCAGACTGCAAGTACATCTTACAAAGATACCCGATGCCAGAAGGCCATTTCGCGGCAGAAGCAGGCGGCACACAGAAGAACGTGCATGAAGTGGTGTGGCCCGAGGACTTGCAGATTGTACCGCTGAACATGAACGTCATCAAGCCGACGCTCATCATGCAGGCACAGCTCTTGCTACAGTCGGGGTTGTTCGTCTCCCCCCTTATCAGCCTCTTGGAGCAGGAGCTATCAGGGTATCAGATACTTGACAAGAAGCTGCCACAGGATACGGTCATGGCTCTCTTGGCGCTGACGAACGTGGTATGGCCCTATGTGGCTGATATGTTCCAGATGCCAGAGCCGAAAGAGGAAGAGGAGTACTGGGAAGAACCGGAGTACTTCTTTAGGGAAGTACGAGATCGAAGGAGAGAGGTAAGAACAAGATGAGCGAGAATGTGTTGTATGTAGCAGATAGCGATGCCGTCATTGCGATTGCTGGCATTAGGACGGTTACTAAGGCAGATGTTCAATATACCGCATCCAGCCGCCAAAATGAATACCGGATCATCGTTACCTATAAGGGTCTGGAGCGGATGATTATCTATTCAGATGCACAGGCCAGGGATGCGACATATAATGCCATCGTGGAGGCCATGCCAAAGTGCAAAAGGGTCTAGCGAGATTCTGGATATGGGCCTATGAGCAATGCCGCAAGCACTTGCCCGAGGGCTACAGGGACGAGATATGGGCCTCATTTATAGCAGAGCGCATCCAAGAGCTACAAGCCAGAGCCCTACCCGACGACTACATTCAACTGCTTCTCTCTGAGGCAAAGGCGGGGCTGATGGTCGATTCTGGCAGGGAATACCGGGTAGAAGTGAGAGAGATAAGGGACCAGCGTTGATTTCCGTCGGAAATAGGTTCAGATACATGGTATACCGGCTTGACACTATGAACGATGTGGGGTATAATGTCTAAAGCGGTGTTCGAAGAAGAGACAGGCCATCTCCGCCTGGTAACGGGTGGATGCAGACAGGTAGTAGCCCGGTTCGACGGAAAGCAAGTGTGGGTGTGGTGTAAAGCCACGATGCAGGAAGAACCGATAGACATTGAAACCCTGCTGGCCTGTCACGAGAAGATGAAACGTTAACAGACGAATAGCCCGAGATCGAGAGCCCTAGAGCCTACATGGTCTAGGGCTCTTTCTATTTAAGTGGGTAGGTGCTGCCTTGGGCAGCGGGGGTGGGGTGGGGAAAGCTAGTCTATGCCTAGATGGTCTTTGGGGCTGCGCAGACTTCCACAAACTGCATACTCTGACGTAAAAGGCGAGAAGAGGGATCCAGAACGCCAACGACAACCGGAGTTGGACTGGATGATGGAACGCTACGATACTTGGCGTTCCCTTTTCGACGGTCGCGCCCTGGAAGAATCCCTATCCACGATGGAGAACCCTGGTTCTGACACAGACCAGGATACCTACCGCTGGCCGGTGCGGTTCAACCTCATCAAGTCCTACTGTCTCTTGTATGCCGGTATGTTGTGGGGTAGAGCCAAGACAGGAGCAGAGTCAGATGACCTATTCGACATTCGCATTGACAGCAAGGTGCCGGGGAGGCCGGGGCGGGAAGCGACAGAACAGGCGCGGCAACTCAAAGAGGCGCTAGACTACTGGTGGAGCTTTAACTTCCATACCCTTAGAAGCAATGGCACGATCCAGCAATGGGCCGGTGGCTGTATCCTCAAGGTAGCATGGGATGCCCGTAGCCCTCTCTCCACTTATGGATGCCAGTTGCAGACCATTCAGCCCGAGCACTTCTATCCTATCTGGAACCCGGTCAACTTCGAGGAGCTGATTGCTGTTCGTATAAAGTTCAGCGTTGCCAAAGCTGTAGCGGTGCAGGTGTACGGGCTCACCGAGGCAGAGGTAGACGGCCTGGGCCTTTCTGATAACAACAAAGTCCCGGTCGAGGAGCATTGGGATAGGCGTCAATACTATGTGGCGCTTGGCAAGGGCCTGAAGAACGCCGATGATCCCGGCATTGCGGCAAGGATATTTGACCAGTTTGGCACCGTCATCGGTGAGATGCGAGGCCCCAACCCCTACGTCCATCCTGTCTACGGGGTGGGCATCATCCCCTTTGTGTACGTACCCCGTATCAGGGTAGGCGGCTTCTTTGGCGCAAGCCTGGCCTACGATCTAGAGGGTATGCAGTCCGAGGTCAACAAGACTCTCGCAGACTTTGGCGACGCGCTTACCAGGGGGAGTCACCCCGCATTTGGCCTTTCAGACTACAACGGTCCTGGCGACAAGCAAGGCATCATCCCTATCCCCAAGTCCGGTGCCCTGAACATGGGCAAGACACCTGCAGGACGTGAACCAGCCAAGGTACACCAATTCCCTCAACCCGAAGTGCCCACGCAGACCGATGCCTTTACAGACAGGCTCTTGTCCCTCTCCGAAGTGGGAGCCGGTCTTACCCCTGCTGCAAAGGGTGTGGTCAAGGCGGCGAAGTCTGGTTTCGCTATGGCCCTGGAGATGCTGCCCACGACGAATACGATTGACTGGATGCGGTCACACTGGACCACGGCCATTGCCAAGTCGGGGGGCATTAACGAGATCCTTGCTGTCATTTGGGCCAACAAGGCGGGGGCGATTGAGGGCATACCGAAGGTAGAGACAGGCGCTACCCTCTTACGGCAGCATGTAGAGTATCGCCCGGTTGTGCCGCGTGACAGGCTTGAGATTATTGATGAAGTGACCAGGCTGGCTACAGCCAAGGCAGTATCCCCTCAAGAGTGGTTGAAACGACTTGGCGACATTGAAGATATCGACCTGGAGCTAAAACAGCTAGGCGAGTGGCTTGTAAGGTACGGACAGCTTGAGGCGGCAGTGGCGGGCCGTGAGCTAGAGATCCATGAGGATACCAACCCTGACAGTACGGCAGGATGGATGCCCGAAGTGGCAGGGGTTCCCCAGGAGCCGGTTATGAAGCAGCCCGCAAAGCAGCCACAGGGACAGAAACCGGCAGCGAAGGGGTAACATGGAAACAGGAACCGAACAATTCCAGACAAAAGTATTGGTGGTAATGGAGCAGATCAAGGAAGAGATCAAGGAAGTAAAGGAACAGCTAAAGCGCCTCAATGGAACTGTTCGGGACAACTGCACAGACATCGCCGTGCTCAAGGACTGGCGGCAGACCCAGGTGCAGCCCACGCTTTCACAGGTGCCAGATGTGCGCTTGGACCTGAGAGAGCTGGCAGTGAAGTATAGTGGCACCGTGGCTATCATCGGGGGCGTAACGACGGTTATCCTCGTTGCGCTCAAGGCGCTAGGAGTGTTCTAGCGTTTCCGTCGGAAATAAGGGAGTAAGAGATGGCTGACGAATACAAGAAGATTGCGGGTACAGAAGAGGCAGCGGGCTCGACTGGCACCTATCAGAAGTATGAGGATACGGGCGATGGTCATGCTATGGTGGTGTCTCTGGCAGATAATGAGATCGAGCTTGCTGCCAGTACAGAGGTAGACGTGACCGACCGGGCGGCTCGACTGGCGGGGGTGGTGACTGTCTCACCAGCAGCGACTATTGTGCATGGCAAGACGGTAGTTGCCGCAGCGGGAACCGAAGTGGCGCTTGGCGCATCGACGGTGCTGACCTACGGGGTACGCATCAAGGCGCTGGCAGCGAACACCAACAACGTCTATGTTGGGGCCAACCCTGTCACGTCTCTTACCGGCTTTGTCTTGGATGCCGGGGAAGAGGTGTTCGTGGAAGTGGCGAATCTGGCAACCGTGTTCATCGACGTTGACACCAACGGCGAAGGTGTGACCTACATCGGAGGCTAGTATGGGTCATTCGAGAATGCACGGAGCCTGGCGCAATAATGTACGTGGCAGCAAGGGGCAGCCTGCCGCATACTATCAGCGTTTGATGGAAATTCAACCGAGCCACATGATCGGCTTTTTGCCGCTATGGGAAGCATCTGGTGCAGTGGCTGAGGCTATCGTTGCCGTGGACACGGGGAACCGAAACAACCTGGTACAAAATGGCGGCTTTGAAACGGCGGGCACTCCCGTTTTCTACTATTGGTCCAGCTATGTACCCAACGGCTCCATTGTTGATGAAACCGTCATTGTGCATAGTGGCTCGCATTCGTGCAAGATCGTTCAAGGGGCCAGTGGGCTAACGACCCTGTATAGGAATATAGCGCCCTGCGCGGTGGGGCAAACCTACGAGTTGCGTTTTTGGACTCGTGGCGATGGGACCAACGCCGGGCGCTATGCGTTCTACAATGCCACGACTACGGCGAACATCGGGTCCATTGTTTCCACTGGTATCAGCGGGACAGACTGGGCCGAGGTAGTTGCCCAGGTAGTGATCCCCGACGGTTGTGCGAATGTTGGCATTCGGCTGTATCCGGCGAACGTTGTCGGTGCTGAGGTCTATTTAGATGATGTGACATTCAAGCGGGCGGATACAGAAGTCCTCGCGGCGGCGGGTCGCAATGGGGCTTATACCAGCGTGACGTTGGGTCAGGCGGGGTTCGATGGAAACATATGTCCGGCCTATGACGGGTCGGTCAGCGCCTGTAGCATTAACACTCACGATTGGCGGGACATACTCAATCGGGACGAGGGCACGCTGTCCATTTGGTTTCGCATCACAGACGACGCCATTTGGACAGACGGAATCTCTAGAAATCTGATCAATATTGGTCAAGATGGCAACAATCTTATACAGGTTTACCGCACCACTGCCAATAATGCCATAACCTCCACTCGCATCGTCAGTGGTTCAGGCCGTGGCAATGCGCTGTCCCGGCAAATACATGGGATGTTTGGTTGGAACAATCTGGTGTTGTCGTGGTCGGTTAGTAACAATCGGGTGCGAAACCGCATCAATGGCCTGTTGCTAGCCGATGTTTCCACCATCCCTGCCTGGCAGGATGGTTGGGTGGGGGGCGTGGCCTGGTTGGGCCAGGCGGGCTGGCCTGGATTGGTGCAGCATGTGGCGTTGTGGGATGTGGAATTAACGCCCGCCGAAACCCTGGCTGTCTCCCAACCCTTTGGAACACGTATGTATGTCTCCGTGTTTGGTGACTCCCTTGCCTGCACCGGCCTGGCATGGCCCGCGATGTTGTGGTCACAATTCCACGGTGGCAGCCGGATGATAGTCAATAATCGCGCGTTGGGCGGTAGTAAATTTATTACGCAAGCAGGAGCGGGAAACGATTTTCTGGATCAGGTTGTGGCGGCAGCCAGTGACCCGTGCGACGTTGGGTTGGTCATGCTCGGCACGAATGATAGCGATGTGTCGGGAGCGCCACAGGACGCGATTGCAGCCGCCATGACGGCGGGGGCCAATCAATTCGCGTCGGATCATCCGGGCGCGACGTTACATTTCCTAAATGTTCCGCCTCGGGACGGGGGTGCGGCCTTGATACGGCGTGCAACCATTGCGGCGACGGCTGCCGCCCTGGGGTGGCCGTGCTGGAATACCTACGACCCGCCGGTTTGGCTGGACGAGGACTTGATTGATCACCTCCACCCAAACGACACTGCCGGCAATCCCAAAATGGCTGATTTTGTTGAGTCCATACTGTGATAGGCGCAATTGCGATAGGCGCAATCGGCTATTTTCGCTCTTTTTTTAGGCAGTAAGTTCACAAATCTGAACGGAGGAAACTAACAATGTCACAGGAAGATCCGCAGCAAGCAGGGACGCCTCTGGTTCCCGGTATGGGCGGTATGCCGCAGAACCTAGACGTGATTACCCACGCTGGCCCGGACAGCATGAGGATGCCCCCTGCACCTTTTCAACAGCAGCAGGGGCAGCAATCCACGGATTGGGAGGCCAGGTATAACGGCCTCAATCGGCGCTATCAGGAAGATAGGAGCACATGGGACAGTCAGTTCAAGCAGTTTGCCGACAAACTAACTGCTCTCGAATCGCGTTTGTCGCAGGCACCTGCCCCGGCACCAGAGCCGCAGGCAAAGGCCCCGACAAAGCACGTTTCCGACGGAAATGAGCCAGCGCCACAGAAAACAGACAGTGTTCTCTACGAACGACTTGCAAAGGCAGAGGCGGAACGCTACCGGGACAACCTGATCCTTGAGCAATATGGCAACGTTCCCGGCCTCTTCCTCTTCCGAGACAACATTCCTGCCCTAGCCCCCTCTGTTGGCGACGATGGGGCGGTCAACGACAAGGCGCAACGCACAGAGATTGACCGTTTCATCAAGAAGTTGCAGGGAGTAACGGGCAATGCCGCACAGCAAACGCAGCAGGCAATGGTCCAGGGCTGGACGCCGGGGAGTGCTCCTGGCCCACAGCCTGTCACGGAACAGGATGAGGTCGCAGAATACCACAAGCTCATGGATCTACGTGGCAGTCCAGAGTTTGACCAACTACCACAGCGCCAGCAGGAAGAGGCAGACAGGCGCTTCTATCAGCTCTACGACAAACACTGGATGAAACTGGGCAGCGGAACCAAGCCTTGGGCTGGCATGGATGACGTTTTGAAGATGGTCCAGGGCCATAGCAACGCTATTGCTGAATTGCAAAAGCGCAAGTAGAGGACTCCCACACAAACATAGGGAGATAAGAAGTGACTACTACATTCGACGGCTATTACAGCCTGGAACCCTGGAGTGCATGGGACATCAATCAGCGTGATTGGTACGTTCCTGAACTCCAACGGGCCTTTCGGCAGACGGTTTCTCTTTCGCAGTTGGTGCCGGTCAAGGTAGACTTCAGCGCCATGAAGACCAAGAAAATGATCTGGACCGGCTTGTGGGGCTTGGAGCCCGACATCTCGGCAATCGGAGCCCGCGAGCTTTGGAACTAGCCAGAGCTGCTTAAACCGGGTGAATTGCTGGAACTTCCTTAGAGCCCTGGACACCACAACGAGACTGGAAACGGTGAGCGTGATGGTTAAAAAAGGACAGGGATTGGAAAATCAGCAGCCAAGCTCCCGAAGATTCGATGATAGTAGGGAGAAGGTTCAGAGACTAGGGAGTGAGCTAGAACAGGCGATAATCTCCCCAAGAGTGCCCGGCCCTTACGCAATAGTAAGGTGATGATATAGTCCGAACTCTGACCGAAAGGCAGAGAGGTAAGCATAAACAGCTTACCCGGCGATACTAGGACCAGTGTTCTTTAACAACTGATAGCTTTCTTTCAAGGGCAATATAGGCATCTTTATAGAGCCAGCGCAATACCGGGGCCTGAATCTTGCAGCCACTCCAGCGATAGATCGGCTGGTGCAGGCGTTCTTGAGAACCAATGGGGGGCAGGGTTCGCTCTAGAGGAACAGAATCAAGGACAATCTGCCTAGCGGTGGATAACAAATGGAGTGAGGAACCACAGAGCCAGAATCGCTCTGGCCTGATACAACCATCACCATCGAACAGGCCACGGATAAAGTCTCTATGGAGATCCGGGCGCAGGGCTGGATACCCAACGGTAAAAGACTTGCGGGGCATAACACCGAGCCGAGCAAGGGCCTCCACTTGAGGGCGGGAATACCAGACAAGCTCTGCATACTTGGGCCGCAGTCGTACAGGAGCAGTAAGACACATGGCTGCCGCTATTAGTTCTAGGTGTGCAGCATCGCTCAACTTCAAGTGAAACTGCAATCTCTGCTTACCAGCATGGTCTACTACGCAGCCATCGGTGATAAAGAAACCAAGTACGTAGGCTTTCTCTGGTGTGTCAATCTCATCGAAGAAGGTGTGATTGACAGAGTAAATTGCAGGACCGTGAGCAGGACGCATCTCTACACCAACCTTCTTTAGCTGGCGAAAGACAACGGATTGGTCGCGGTCGGCAAGAACACCAATCGCCTCAGTTGACAGCCCATCGTGGTAAAGGCTCACCATCTCGGCAAGTGATAATCTACACGGTCTTGGGTTAGGTGTCATTCTATTCTCCTTGAGAAAGTTATCAGGCTTGTGAACACAATGCTATAGTTCTGAATTATAGCACAAAGTATCGCTAGTAACAAACTGTGGCTCCCGACCATGTTTGCAGACGGTTGGCAAACCGAGCTGGAGCTTGCCAGCTACGGTGGGAAGATCGCCCTCAACAAGTTCAAATCGAGCTTGGCCGCGTAGGAATATGCGGTAGAAAGTACCGGGTGAAATGCTGGAAACCCCTGAGAGCCCTAGACACTACAGCGTAGCTGGAAACGGCAAGCGCGAAGGTTTAAAAAGTCTAGGGATTGGGCAATCAGCAGCCAAGCCCCTGAAAGTGCAAGTCAGTATGGGGAAGGTTCAACGACTAGGCGGTGAGCCAGCACAGGCAATAAGCTGCCCAAGAGTGCCCGGCATCCAGACCGGATGAAGATATAGTCTGCACTTACGGGAAACCGTAAGAGGGTAGGATAAAGAACCTACCCCCTATCGAACCTTACAAACATGAATAGCTTTCAAACGGTCGGGGTAGCTAAGAGCAATCTCCCGGTCATCTGGTGATAAGTGGTAGGGCTTGGACTTGCGCCAGTCGATATACTCAAGGACAAGCTCAAGATCGGCCCACTTCTTAGCTGGTAGGATGCGGAACTCTGGACGCAGCATGACACGAACAATGGTTTCTGTATGACCAGCACTGTGGGCAGCCCACTTGACCATAGGATTAAGACCGGGCTTGACTTCATCGTAGAGAATGCCGCCAATATGAGTGCAAATGTCTTCCATTACGGCGGCATCATCGGCCCGAAGAGACATACTAAGGCCAACTTGGGGCAAGCTGTGACCACACTTGTACAGACGAACAGAACCCTCTCCCATGAAGAAGCCGATAAAGGCAAGCCACCAAGTATCAGGAACGAGGGCCAGGTCTGGATAGTCAACCCTACGGCGAGGATGACAGGTGCGCTTGCGGTCCTTGTACTGGCATCCCTTACAGGTCTTAGCCGTCTTGTTCTTCGGCCCACCACAGATGGGGCAAGTATCAATCTGGCTTGGCCGACTGGCTACAGTCTTACTACCAGTGCAGTGCTTACACTTCTTGGATCTGCTGTTCATCTCACCGCCGCAAGTAGGACAGGTAACGACCGTATAAGACATTGGAAGCTCCTTTCATGTTTGTGAACATTATACTATAGGTTTGATAGAGTAACAACTTGGACGACAACCTGATCACTTTCTTTGTTTCGTCTGGTGGTCAGGCCGGTTCGCTGGCTCCCCTGTGCCGTCAACTGATGGCTGATGCTATCGTGGACCACATGGAGACGCAGGTTCGCAATGCGTTCCTGAGTCTTCCGGTGCGGTACATCGTCGGTGGCGGGACCGGCTTCGGAGACATCGGCGCGAGTGACGTGTTCGATCCAGACTTGGCGATGGATATCTCTTTGGAGTTCATGTACAACCAAGTCATGGATCCGAACTCGCCCAACGGTGTCAACGCTGTGGCGTTCGCATCCCCCGGCCAAATCTACACCGCGCAGCAGGACGCAGACTATAAGGCAATCGCGCAGTACAGCGAGATCGGTGCCCGTAGCCTCTTGCGGTATGAGATGGGCCAGTACAAGGGCTTGCGCTACGTCCAGGTGCCCCAGTGTACTTTGTACAACATGGGCGTGATCACGGCGCAGGCCGGTGTCAGTGCGGCCATTGATGAGGGCGACGGGTGCCTGTACTCGACCAAGGTTCTGGATACCTACAAGCAGGGCCAGCATAGCGGTGTGACGAGCTATATCCAGCTTGGCACTCTGTATTCTGGCGCTATCGGTGACTTCAACGTTGGCGACGTGGTGACGATCCACACCCTGCGGAGCGATGGGGCCACTCAGCCCTACACCGTGGTCAATGCGCCCTATGCGACGGACGGCACGATCACCAACCGGCGCATCGTGAGCATTGACGAGGACAATAAGCGCCTGACGTTTGACCGGCCTATCCAGAAAGCCTATGGCACGGCACTCGATGATGGCAACTACGCCTATGTCACCAAGGGGTTGCACATTCATGCTTGTATCGTGGCTGCCGGTGCTGGTGCTGTGGTCGGTGGATTCGCGCAACCGCCCAAGCTCATGTTCCCCCCGGCGATTGACGACCGCGAAGCGATGTACCGCGTCACCTGGGACAGCGTTCACGGCTACGGCCTGTTCCGTCCCGAGATGGCCGCGATCATCTTCTCCTCTGGCTACGTCTCCAGCGCCGGGTACAAGAAGTTGGGCAACACCTAATGGCAACGGTAGCTCTCTCCACCTTGCGTTCCAAGCTGCAGACGTTCCTCAAGGATACGGCTGCAAAGAAGTGGACTACTACTGACCTGGACACGTTCATCAATCTGGCTATAACCCAGTGGACCACGGACGTACCCATTGCTTCGAGCAACAGCTACACCGTGGTATCAGATCAACACGAGTACGATATGCCAGAGAACGCGGTAGACGTGCGCAATATGTACGGCTACTTCGAGTCCACTTCTACACAAGAGTACCTTGCTCCGATGCAGATACGGCCTGGTGCGTATGCACTAAACGACGAGCCGAGGCGGTACGTCGTGGGATTTCCGACGGAAACGCAGTTCTATCTCCCGAGGGAACCGCGAGGTACTAGCTTCACGCTTTACTATGGTGCCACGCACAGCCCGCTTGCATTGGACACGGATACCCTCAACTTGCGAACGCACAGGTGGGGAGAGCTGGCTGTACTGTACTACGCTGCTTACTTGGCATTCCTGCCCTACTCTGCCTCTAGGGCGAGGCTGGAACAATGGGCACGGAAGCAAGACCTGAACGTGCAGAACCCTCTTGCAGAAGAGGCACAAGCCTACATGGACAGGTACATCGAGCTTAGAGAGCAGTACACCGGGCCGGTTGTCTATGAGTTCGTGAGGCTCGACCGCACATGAGTACTATGCCTACCGAGCAGGGGGTGTGCGATCTCATCATGGATGCCGTGGTGGATCTGCTTACCCTCAAGCTGCAGACCGAGATAGACGCCGACGATGCCAGCCGCATGACGACCATCAAGGTAGGGCCGCGCCAGGATGACCCAAGCGCCGTTGTCGTGCTCATCCATGAGAACGATCCAGAGAACGCCAGGGAGTGGCCTCACTACCCTATGCGCTATCCACAGCTACAGTCGGGCGGCAATCTGACAGGGCGTATATCATCCTTCGGGGAATCGGAAGCAGCGCAACTCAGGCATACTGCTCACTATGAGATGGTTGGTGGTGGCTCTCGCATGGCGCGGGCTTTCACTATCGAGATAGAGGTATGGGGAGATGAGGTGCCCGGCCTGACGCTTGAAAGGCGGGACGCCGGGCACCTTGCCTCTCTGGTAGAGAATCGTACCATCAAGGCTCTCCGTGAGGCGGGGGCAAAGATAGACACCGAAGCGGCCATTGTGGACAGCTTTGGCGAACAGGTGCAGATGGGTCCGTTTTGGGGAGATGCCTGGACAGACCAGGAAGAAGGGGAGGCGCTGATTGTACGCAAGTACATCAGGCTTTACTACGCCACAACGCAAGCCTGGACGACAGCCGACTGGTAAGCCGCCCACCGTCCTAGCCATCCATCTACGAGATGATGGGGTCATGGGCGGGTGCGAGTCATACAGGATCCGCATTCCTTTCCAAGAGATACGGGAGAGGGTGCCGGGTTCCGTGCTGGACTGGGCACCAATCGGCAGAGTCCAGCGTTGGGCGGCGGGTGGCAAGGGCTACAAGACCATGCCAACCGACTACGACCTGTGGGTACTGCCCAGGCACCGCCCTCTTCCTTACGGTACAGATGGTACGGCCAAGTTCGAGGATATCCCGGCCAACGTCAAGGCCGGGCTGGAGCGGTTGGGGGTGGCCCTGGAGGGTGAAGCTCACCTGTTAGACATGGTACGCATGGCACGGCAGAAAGTGGGCATTGTCCTAGAGTACGACGACGACCACTGGGGCTCACGCGACCTTGGGTACAAGGAGCATGTGGACCTTGCCAAGAAGCTGCTTACACAGGGAGACGCAATCACGGTCACTACACCCTATATGCGCGACCTTGTAAAGCAGTATGCCCCTACCGTGCCTGTCTACGTACTGCCCAACTGCGTCAAGTGGAGCGAGTGGCAGGGATGGGACAGGTGGAAGCGGTGGGACCGGGAGAGCTTGGTTATCGCCCTTACGGGCAGCGTCACACACTACCATGACTGGATCGTGCTCAAGGACGTGATACCGCGAGTGCTACGCGAGAACCGCAACGTGAGCCTCTTGCTCATGGGGTTCGTGCCTGACTACTTCGAGGAATTGTCCCTGATGTTCCCGGCACAGTTGTACGCCGACAAGAACTTTCGGGACTATACCGAGTATCCAGGTGTCATCAGGCAAGCAGATATCATTCTCTGTCCCGTAGATCCAGGCGACAAGTTCAACCATGCCAAAAGTGGAATCAAGGCAACAGAGGGACTAGCGGCGGGTCGGGCCATTTCCGACGGAAATGAGGGCGGGGCAGCGGTTGTGGCAAGCCCTCTCAACTACTATGGTCGAGTTGTAGGATGGGGCAACAAGCGCGGGATTATCGTGGACCACGAGCCTGACGCCTGGTACAGCGCCATCACTACACTCATCAAGGACAAAGAGAAACGGGAGCACTACCAACGCACAGGGCACCGATGGGTCAAGCAGAATCGATCCATCGAGAACACCTGGAAGCAATGGTGGTCCTGTTATCAAGAGGTTTTCACTAGGAGGAAATACAAATGAGCCTGCAATCTGGCTCTCTCGGTAAATTCTGGTTGGGTCCACAGGCGGCCAAGGGTACGGCGGCAGAGACGTTCTACGCTTTCCGTGCCAATCTGGTAGACGTGGCTCCCGGTCAGATGTTTCGGAATATCGGGCCGCAAGTCGGTGGCACCTTCCTTCCAGGGGGCAGCATTAAGACTGCTGCTTTCTCTGGTGGTGGCGTGGTCATGCCGCCTGTGCTCGATGACTATCTCGGCTGGCTCTTGTACGCCTTCGCCGGTTCGGTCACGTCCAACACCCTGACCGATGGTGTAAGCTACTATGAGCACTACTTTCCTTCGGGTGCTGACAGCTCTGCACCGGGCAAGTACTTGACGGCGCGGCGGGTTATCCCCGGTACGGCGGCTATGTACGAGCAGATGGAGGACTTGGTTCCTACCAGGCTCCTCTTGACGATCACGCCGGGGGAATACGCCACGATGCGTTATGACGTGGTTGGTCGGACCATCAGCGCACCAGACGGCAGCGGTTGGACGCACAGCGCCAAGGATGAGGCGAGTATCCCCATTAGCTGTAAGGGTGGCCTGGAGTTCCCTGACGGCAGCGATATCGAAACCGCTACGGCGGTGAGTATCGAGCTTGTCAACATCGTGCCCGATATGCGCCGGGTGCAGACGGTTGGCTCTTACTACCCCTACGACTTCCCAGTGTTGGGGCGCAACATCACCCTGTCCTTCCAGCACCTGCACGAGACGAAGACGCTGTACTCCCTCTTCTACTGGAACGGGACTGCATGGCAACCGACTGTCTACAGCACGTCCTTTGACGTGTATGTGGAGAGCACCGGGGATATGACCGGCACCAGTACCCCGTTCGAGCTGAAGGTGTGGGGCAACAATGTTGACTGGGCCTGTGATCCTATCCGCCTGGCCGGTGGTGAGCTGATCGGCATGGCGGTGACTGGCTCTGTGGCGCGGGCCACGTCGGGCTATGACTGGTACATGCGCTTGCGCAACCTGACTAGCGCCTACGCCTGGCCGAGCTAAAAGGAGACGAGAGTGAGTGAGAGTTTTCTGATCATCAAGGAACAAGGCGAAGATAAGCGGTATGACCTGGGACCAGAAGCCCGGTATGCTCAAGACTTTGAGACTATCCGAGTGTGGGACCAGGACCATACCTTTGTCGTGAGCCCCGAACGTCTAGTGGCCCTGTGTGTCAAGAACCAGGGAAAAGTGCGGTAAGCGGGCGGGTGGTATCTTGGATATCACCCCCCGCATCGCACAAATGAAGCAACGAAAGGAACGGAACAAGATGAGTAAGCGACTGCCCAGTATTGAAGTCAGCGAAGCTATCCCCCTCTCGAAGTGGGATGAGACGGGCGAGACGTGGGTACAGTTCCAGCGCCCGAGACGGTGGGAACGGGAACAGATTGCACAGATCCGCGCCAAGAGTGTGTTGGAGTGGGATACGGAAGTGCAGGGCACCGTGCGGCAGCGGGATATCGTTCCCGAGGACGTGCTTGACAGTGAGCGTGTGGCCCTCTGCCTGGTAGACTCTAACCTTTGCGGTGAGGATGGGGAACCCCTTTTTGTACCCGGCAAGAGTTGTCGTGCTACCAAGAAGATGTTGGAGCCCAACACCAAGACGCAGTTCTACAAGGCATTCCATAGCCTGCCCGATGATGTTGCAACAGAGATCATCGAGAAGCTGGTAGAGTGGCATCCCCCGTTTAACTGGAGAAACCCCGGCCTGGGGGAAGCCTAAAAGTGCAGCTCATAGAGGACGTATCCCAGTACTGCAAGGAATACGCCCTCTACAAGCAGAAGGTGGATAGGGACCGGGCAGAATACCAGGGTGTGAACATAGAGAAGATGAAGCGCCCGGTCCCGCCCCCTTACCTTTCTTTGTGGTTTGAGCTGCAACGGTGGCCCGGTCATCTTCTGGCAGAGGGTG